TTAGGCTTTTGATGCTTCACTCTTTTTATTCGTTTGTTGTTTCTTAATTACCATGCGCTCATTTCCCATAAAGAAAATAAATATGAATGCTAAACCAGCTGGTACCAATGCCCACATAAATGTTTGAACAATTGAACTAGAAAGAGCGTCAATAATTTTATCTAATATTTGCGGCGGGATTTGAGATCTTGCCGATTCTGATAGAATAGCTCTTGAATCTCCTAAAGCGTTTGTATTCATTCCCCCGCTCATACCTTTAAATGCTTCTTCTAATTGATCTTGGAAACCTGTTCTTTGGATCATTCCAAAGATTGTAATACCAAGCGTCATACCTAATGAACGGATGAAATTACTCGTTGAAGTCGCAGACCCTCGCTGTTCCATACCGAAGTTGTGAATAGCCGCCATACTTAGTACAGAGAATGAGAAACCTACTCCAAATCCAATAATAATCATATAAATCGTTAATAATATACGACTTGTTTCTGGCGTTAATGTGCTTAATAAAAATAGTCCAATTAGCATAATAACCGCAGAAATAATCATAATGTTTCGGTAGCTAAGCTTCGTCGTTAAAAATCCACCTAACTGCGCTGTTACGACTGATCCTAACATCATCGGTAAAAGTAATAATCCTGAGTTTGTTGCGCTACCACCGTATACACCTTGAATGAATAACGGTATGTATACAGTTGCTGACATGAACGCAGCACCGTAACATAATGCAATAATGGTACTCATTCCGAATAAACGTTGTTTAAACATTTCAAATGAAATGATTGGTTCTTCTACTTTACGTTCAATAAAAATAAATGCAATAATTAAAATAGCGAATCCGCCAAATAAACTTAAAATAAAGTTAGAATCCCAATCATACTTTTGTCCACCTAGTTCTAATCCGATTAACAAGTATGACAAACTATATTATTCTTCAAACCTATAATAAATATCTAGCCCACCGTTTTGCGTTATATCTATTCTTTTAATTAATGTATTAAAGCATTCATAAAGATTTTCAGAGTTCTTTAATAAATCAAACGCTTTTTTAGTTGCATTATCTTCTTTTATTTGTTCCTCTAAACTATTTAACTTTAATAACTCCATATTTTTTTCTCGAATGATTTTATCTATTTTTTTATCTCGTTGTGTAAATACTTCTTTCGAAATGTTCTGCCCATCTAAATATAGATCTAACAATTTTTCTTTTTTTCTTTCCCACTCTTTAATTTCTTTATTTACTTTACTTATCTTTTGTTTGTTTTTATTTTTATGTTCACCACTAATCTGTTTCTCTAAATCTTGCTCTTTTTCTTTTAATTTCTCAACTATTAGTTCCCTCACTTGGCTGTAGTACAACGGAACATGCTTAACACATTCCCTCCCTCCAGTTCTTCTATACTTACTACACCTCATATATACGTATTTTATTACACCGTCTCTTTGTGTTTTCTTCACCGCTTCAGCTTTCATCGGCTGTCCACAATGAGCACAGTATACTAATCCACGTAATTCATTATCTACAGATACACGCCTTTTCGTGCGATTTTGCCCTTTCTTTTCAAAGCTATGTATCTTGTCCCACAGATCACGCTCAATAATAGCAGGATGATGATTTTTATAGGCTACCCATTTTTCTTTAGGGTTTACAGTTTGTTTTCTACGACCATCAACTTTTACTTTCGTATACTTCTGTGCTATATAGTCACCTACATAAAATGGGTTGTTAATTATATGTCTAATATGATAATCACGCCACAACTTACCGTCAACAAAGCGTAAACCTTTATCATTCATATAAAGAGCTACTTTTAGATAACCCAATCCCTGATTGTATAAATCAAATAACTCTTTAACATTTTCACTTTCTTCGTCATCTATCACATATTTTTGATCCACAACTCTATAACCATATGGTACACGTCCACCATTGTATTCACCACGTCTTACTTTAGCATTCAGCGCTGCCGAAATTGATACCGACATCGTTTTTGGATACTGTGCGGCAAACATCGCATACATTTCAAATTTCATATCATTGTTGCCTTCATAATAACTATCGTAACCCTCCTCAATTGTTACTAAACGCACCCCGTGCCCTAATAAAATTGATTTAATTTCTAAAGCATCCCTTAAATCTCTAGCAAGTCTATGAATAGATTTAAAAATAACAGTATCTAATTCTCTCTTTCGCGCCTTCGCTAAAATTAATTGAATAGCTTGTCTCTTAAACCATTCGGTTCCAGATACAGCTTCGTCTTTATAAACAGCGTCTTCATCCCACTCGAATCCGTTTTTTTCAATCCAATATCTACAAATATCAATCTGATTCTGGATGGATGCCACCTGTTCATCTTTGTCCGTAGATACCCGTACATATACAGCATATTTCAATTACTATCACCTACCTGTTATTTTACATTGAATGACACCATTATATAACTCCAGGAGTTATATGACAATCTATTACCAATAAAAAAGACGACTTTCTATAGTCGTCAAAATAAAAATATATAAATCTCAAAAATTTAGGAGGGGGTAAACAATACCCAACAGCTTCATGTAAAAATCAAAAAGAAAAAAGAACCCCCTCTATAAAAAATATACCTTATATATATAATATAAATTATATAACTAATAAATATATATTATATATAGAGTATATTATTAGTAGTAATATATAAGTATTATTACTATAGGGTTCTAAGGTTTTTAGACTGTAAGTTTTGCAGTTTATTTAGGGGTATCAACAAGCGCTGTTAATACATCCCATACATACTGATTTAAATCGATCTGCAGGTTCGTGTATTTTTCTATCGTTTCTGGCTCTATGTCGCTTTCCTCTTCCAAAAAATCTTCACAGTAAGAACTAACCATATGCGCCAAATCTATATGCGTAATTTCATGTTTTGCGAATATATCCTGTAAACTTAAAACTAAACGCGTGATATCTTCATTTTTCATAGTAACTACCTCCCAAGTATTAAATTCCTGGAACTACATAAACTTTCGCGTACACATCATTCTTAACTGCAAGTTGCTCCAACTTTTCTTGTCGATATTCGGTCACCGTAAAGAAATGGATAAGTGGTACGTTCCCATTGTATTTATTTTTGTAATATAACGAAAATTCCCTGTACCTGCTCATTTTTTCAGCGTTCACATTCATCATTTGCATACGATCTATTTCTACAGCATGTAGTGTACCTTCTTCATCCCTGAACTTCACGTCAGGAATAATTGTCTTCTTTTTATCATTTACTTTATAACGTATAGGTGTTTCTATCTGCCAGTCGTCGGGACAAAACAGATAGAGCCACGCTTCATTTCTCATAAGGCTGTGAGCTAATCGACTATTTGGTACAATCTTTTCTGTATCGTCGAACAGTTCACGGCCCTTTTTATTTAAGTAATACACGTACTCTTTTTGGTACACTGTGTTATTTACGTATGGACTGAGGTCCTTCAAAATACGATTTGCGTTACGTATACCACCCATATCGTGCACCGCCATTAAATGCCTGCGGGTTGCGAATTTCAACTTTCTAATCGAGGTCAGAATCGTCATCTGACGGTTGATTTTGATATGTGTCTGGATGTTCATCTTTCTTCACCTCGTATTGTTTTAGATATGCCCACATCTGCTTATCACTAATAAAAGGTACCTGCAGTTCTGTTAATCGATCTGTTTTATAAATAGCTCTACCAGGTAACGACGGTAATGTTTCTAATCCTGATTCATCAAGGACAACCTCAGACGCCTTGTATGTCGGTAATCTGAACCCTAACTTAGCGTCAGACATTTGCTTTACGACTGATGGTATTGAAGTAACTGTAGGATACTGTGTAGCCAAAATCAAACGAAAACCCAAGCCACCCGATACAGTTGCTATATAACTAAGCATATATTGGCACTCTTCCCGAATTTTGTTTATATCACGCGGTAACCCTTTTGCCGGGGCAAGTACGGCACCTTCATCAACAATAATGAAATATCGATCCCTTTCTTTTGTTTCGACTATATTTTTGTAGCCATTACCCTTCATGAATTTTCCACGCTCTTCAATTTTTTTCATAATTTTATTTAGTACATGGTGTGCTTTCTCTACAGAATCAGCAACTTCTAACACTTGTTTCAAATTACTAAACTCGCTAAATTCCAGTCCTTTTTCCTTTAAGTCAATTAAATACACATGGGCATGTTCCGGATTCGCCTCAATCAAAGTAGTAAGTAGTACTTTCAAAAACACGGTTTTCCCCATCCGTGTAAGACCGCCTAAAACCATATGAGGAGTTTTATCAAAGTCGTGATAAATCAATCTTTCGAGACTTTGCCCCATCGGTACACACCATCTACCTTTTTCCACCAATTCTTCAGTCCATCCCCACTTCTCCGGTATATCCTTATGAAAAACACGAATCATCAATTTGTAATTATCGTATTTGATACGTATAGGTTTATTAAGTCCTTCACTAACAACGTCCTCAACTTTTTGTATCAATTTCGATGGCATCCCTAACGGCAGTTTATATACATAAGTCGTACTACGATCATCTTCTTTTCGCTCAAGAAAAACTGGATAATGTAATTTTTCATCCTTCCTAATTGCAATTCCACTTACTTCAAAGAACACTTGTACCTTCTTTCTATCATCCTCTTTACCTTTTAATCTATCGTTTACCAAAGCGTATCCCAGCGAAACTGCAGGTATTAATAACAATTCAAGCATAAGGGTTCACTCCTTATATATCCTTATAGGATATAGTTGCTCTTTACTGGAAGATTTACATACAAGTTATTTTCCTTATATAACAAAATGTCCCATGATTCTAGGTTCCATTCCTTCAGAGAAACACCATTAGCACATAACGTAGAAGATACAAAAACGAGCCGGTAAGAGTTGTATACATTGTCATACGTGGAAGCCAATGTGGAACACTCATCCCCATTTTCTCAGCTGCCTTCATCGCCACTACAGACAATCCTGTCGCTGTCCAAATTACTACAGCCTCTCCTGCAAGTGTCATAGCGAATCCCTCTTTCTTTTTAGTTGTAATCCCTTAGCTTTGAGTATTGGTTGGTATTGGTCAACAACGTCCTCCCACTCAAGGATCTCTTCTTCATCCCCGTATAGATCCTCCATGATTTCATTGGATAAGCTGTAGTAACCGCGGTATTCTTTATTGTCAAATACTTCATGTCTTTCCATATGCTTTACGATTGAATTCGCTTCGCCTTTCCCTTTGGAATCCTTATACATGTTTCTCAGCTCTTTAGAAGGATACAAATACGGTGTATCGTTTAAGTAATCATATTGCCACCTCATTACTCATCCCTCCACTGTCTACAATCATTTAGGTACGCATCAATCCTCTTCTGAATCCCTATCTCGTTATATGGACCATAAGGCTCTTCTTCCCCTAATAAGTCAACGATATCGATGTAGTTTGGATGTTACAGCATATCGTGTTTTGCGATGTGATCGTACACACAACGTACTTCATTTTTGTCATCCGCTTCTGTGTACATGTTGTAAAGCGTGTGGGATGGATACAGCTGCATACGGTTTAAATACTTATACCCAGGTCTCATTGTTCCTCACCTCTCCCCTCTTGATGTCCTTAGTTCCACTTGGTATTCCTCGTGGTCTTGATATAGGTATATGACCTGGAGAATTATTTTTGCACGTCCACACCAATTTTTTTCTTTCTAGCTTGTACTTTTTATAAAGGAGTTTATTTCTGTATATAGAAAGTAAATTCTTGAGGTGAGCGTATATGAAGTTTAAATGCAGACTCAAAGTAATCTTTGCAGAGCTTGATATTAAACAGAGTGACTTTGCAAAACGTATCGGAGTTGACGACTCTACCCTTAGTGCAATTGTTCGTAATCGCACTAAACCTCGATTCGATACAGCCTATTTAATCTGTAAGGAACTCGGTAAACCAATCGAGGAGATCTGGACCATCGAGGAGTAATTCCTCCCCCTCCAGCCTTAATAAGTTTTTTATCTTTATTTTGTTTTTTATACTTGACTTTTGCGGTTGGCAAACAATCATGGGATGAGGGTACAGGACAACGGCTAGGGCAGAGAATGACTACCTTACAACGCTTCAAAAAATAAAAGCGTCGTAAAGTAGACGTTCTGTCAATCATGGTCTATCGGGTTAAGGAATCCGTATAGTAACACCCTGTTTAAACGCTGTAATTTCTTACACAGCTGACTTTTTACAGATAAAGCTTGTCCTATCTGCAGAAAGAATCAGGAAAGGAAATGCACTACTGGCGTATCCTTGATTACTCGTAACCTATAACTCTCTCATTATCAGCTGCTACCCGTGCCGTAACACGCCAAGCAACCGCCGTACCGTTAATGGCCGTACTCGCCTAGACTCCTAACAACGTAAACAAGGAAACGTTATTCGTTAGGACGCTTAACTTTCTGACATTGGCTTAGCTAACCTGTTCAAGTTTAACGAGTGTTAGGTCATTCCTCGTGTGGACCATCCCCTTAATTACCTAAAAAAGACAATAAGAAACTAGACCTCGTGTATATCTGTTTTTTCGAATAAAGATATTCACGAGGTTGGGGATTGTCCGATATTTAGTTAAAGAAAGAGCTTATAGCACGTGCGCTATAAGCATATTGATAAGTAAAAGAACAGAAGCTACAGTATAAAAACCATAAAACCAAATACAGTCTGATCTAGTTTCTAAACCGAAGTACTCGCTTATTTTTTGCATCTATACCGCTCCCCCTTCACATTTATATAAGAGTATGACTCTAGAAGTAAAACTTTGTTAGTAACAATATATAACTCTAGGAGTCATACGTCAATAGTATTCCGAAAAAAGTTTTACTTTGATATGTAAATTGTGTAAAATGTAAAGTAATAAACGATCGGAATGAACGGAGGTATTACCATGAGTTCTATGGTATTCACTTTAGGAGAAACGATGGAGGAAATCGGGATTACGAAAAACAAATTAGCAGTAGAATCAAAAGTACGTCCAGCCACTATTAGTAATCTAGTTAACGGTGAAGTTGGTCTTGTGCGCTTTGATACATTGCTTTCCATCTTGGATGCTCTAAATCAATTAGCTGAAGCAAAAGGTCTGGAGAAAACATACCGGATCGAAGACGTAGTACAGTACATAAAATAAATGTACTGTTTTTGTTTATGGAAATATTTCACTTTGATATACTTAATTAAAAGTATACAAGGAGGAGAAATATGGAAACAAAAACGACCGTAGACGGTAATACGTACATCATTGAAGTAAATCAAAAAAAGAGTTCTGGAAAAGAAAAGTTTGGCCGTAAAACGTCATTAGTTTTCGGAATCTTCGGTATCATATTTTCAGTTATTTTAGGAATCACGATAGTTGGGTTATTATTTGCAGTTCCTCTGTTTCTTTTTTCGTTAGGTTTTATATATGCAGCGTTTGAAAAACAAGAGGTACAGTGTCCTAATTGTAATCACAAGCGTAGGATTTCTAAAGGAACTGGTTATTTCGATTGTGGGAGTTGCAAGAAGCGTACGTTAGTAGAATGGAAGAAATAAAAAAAGAACCGGAAATAAAACCGGTTCTTTTTGTTACGTTATCATGTTAAAACAGTTTTTCTATCCATTCTACGCTTTCTTTCCAAAAAGAAAAGAGAAAAATGAATGCTACTACTGATGAAACTAAAAACGAAATAAGAATAGGATGTCTTTCAGCGAATGACTTATTTACATTCGGGGCCGAAGCGTTATATTGATGGCCAATATTAGAATTTTTAATTTTATTCTTATCCCCAATTTTTATACTCATTTTCCCCTCCCAAACCAATGACCTATCCCAGTCCTATTGAGCTTATTCTTATCACCCAATTTTATAGACTCGTCAAAAATTATCTGCTCAATGTTAAGGATAACCTGTTCCTTTTTAGAGGTGTCTTCGTCTACTTGAGACTTTATATCCATCTCATCCAAGTTTTCGTATTGTTTCTCTAACTCCATAATAATATCGACTAACTTTGATTTGACTTTAGATACTATCCCACTAAGTCGATTTGATGCACATTTTATTTGCATCCCAATTATTTGAAGATCATAATTCGATATACCATGACATATAGTAGTCGGGACAACCGTTCCATAATTATTTTTACCCTCGCTATTTAATATCTCTTCAAGAGTCTTAATACTGTCTCTCACACTAATAGTAATCATTTGTTCTATCATCTTTTTATCCAATACAGCTTCTATCGGTACCTGAGCATTTGTATATTTTACGGAACCATTAACTACATATGTACCTATAGGAGAACCTATTAATACCCTGTATGCAGGAAGCTCTTCTTTTGAGTCATAACCGTGTAACTCCCCTTCAATCCAACTCATAATCAAATCATTATCTAGATCTGATAAAATAACCTTCAATCTTAACAAAATATTTTCAATACTTGCTTGTCCACTTACTACATCTTTTAGCAGTTGACTTCTTGCCATATTCTCACTCCTTTTCTAACAAATTACTTTTCAGTCTACTAGACTCAATGACTATATGCAATTTATTTGATAAACAAAATAAAAAAACAGGCTCCCATATAACGGGAGCCTGTTTTTAGCTTACTTTCACATATATTGGACTTGCTGTAGTATCAAACTATTCTTTTATAAAAAAGACGCCTTTAAACATTAAACTTCTTTAACGTTATCTTCCCTTACGAACTTACCGCCACCAATGTCGTACCACCAATGAATACCGTCATTGTCAGGCACAATCGCGTAGAAAGTATGTTCAGAACCAGCTGGCAACACTTCTAAAATAGGACTACCAACACTAGGATTTTGTCTTAAGTTAACATTAACATTACAACGAAGTCGGCCTTTTCTCCATTCAGTAGGATATTTCTGTTCTACTTTAGGTGGTTCAACAGTTCCGCCGCCATTACCAGCTGATTGACCAGTTAAAGCGAACACGATTGAATTAGCGATTTTATCAACATTCCATTTCGCCATATCTGAATCGTTGTCAATAAAACCAAGCTCAATTAAGATTGCTGGCGCTTTAGTGCTATTTAACACATAAAGTTCCTTACGTTCTTTAGCACCACGATTAGGCCAGCCGACATCTTTTGAAAGTTGCGCTGATACTTTTGCTGCTAAAGCTTGTTGATCGTAATAGCAAACCTCTACCCCAGTAGCCGTCCCATTATAAAAATTTAAATGAAACGAGATTACAAGATCTACAGAATGTGAGTTACAATTACGAACAATGTTTGATAAGTTTTGTGCCTGAGTAGAACCTGTTTCATCAGTATCATCATAAACTGTATGTCCTAAAACTCTTAACTTAGCTGCCACTGCATCTTTAACCTGACGATCCATAACATGTTCTTTCCTATTTCCCCAGTTAGCACCTTGTACAATACTATTGTGTCCTCCATGTAAACTATAACGAGTCATTATTCAACATCCCCTTTTTTATTAGTATATTCAGAGCCTGTCTCATGGTCCGACCAAATTCCTAATGCAATGCCTAAAGTCAGTAAATAAGGCGCTAATTCATCTAAAAAGCTTTTAGCTTCTGGAACACCAAACTTTGTAAACAAAAATCCAAGCAAAGAAAAAACCGCAACCCATGTTTTCCAGTTGCGGAATCGTTTTTTGATATTCTCTTTTGACATATTACATGCCGCCTTTCATTAGTAATCCTAATAAACCAGCTACAATCGCTCCGATGATGATTCGGAGAATCCATGTAGTATTGGCACTAATCTTATCAAGAAGCTTATTTATATTTACAATGTCCTTTTCATTGACGGTGGTACGTGTTTCTAAGTTGCGAATATCACGTTGCATATCTTTTTGATCTGACTTAATTTGAAGGATCTCTTGCTTTAAATCTTGAATTTCTTGCATTGGTTCAGCTCCTTTCAAAATAAAAAGAGAGACGATATTCGCCTCTCTTCGGATTGATCTATAATTATTGACTTGTCACTAAATGTTTAATAGTCACTTTTCCTTTGTATAAAGTTTCCCAAACCGATTCCAACTTTATCCCTTGCCCTTCATAAACTCCCCAATCTAAAGAGTTATCACTAACGCTCTTTCCACTGTAATAATGATTCGCTATTTCTTTTACTATTACGTAATATTGAAGATTACTTAAATCTAACCAACTCATATCATACCTTACAGCAAGTTTAGGGTTTTCAAGCTCCACCTCATAAATAAATGCTTCTGTATATCTATTCCTTTCAATATAACTAATTGCGCTTTCTAAATCGTCCCATACATACACCGAATTAATACGCGAAGGTAATGAAGGAAACTTGTCCTTTCTAACATCTTCAAAGATTTGTTCTTTTAAGTATTGAGAATATTTATTCTGATCGGATCTGAAATGTTTGTAGTCACATAGGGTTAAACCATATCTAGGTTCTAAAATATCCCCTTTTGCTAACTTAATAGTTGAAACATGATAAAAACTCCCCATATTAGTCCCTCCTAAAATTCATATCTAAGGATATTTTACCATGCTTTGATATTTCTTCTTTATAACAAAAGCCGTATTTTGTGCAAAATAAAAAAGACCAGCTATTGCTGCTCCACATAATCAAAGTTTGTAATTTCCTTGTATTGCTCTGGTGTAATCTTCTTAGCTTGAACAAATACGCCTACATCTTCGTATGAATAATACCCTTTTATATAATACCTCTTAGCGAGTGCATAAAAGTCTAATTGAGCCATTTATAAAACGCCACCTTTAATTAAATTTAAAACGAGCGTAGATTGTTCTTCTTGCATCAATTCAAGAGTCATTTCTTTTTTTATAGAAGAAAGTACCAATCCCGCATTCTCTTCTTCTAATGTTTCTTGTTTATCCTTCATTTCAGTAATAAGGGCGTTGAGTTTTTCAATTTCACTTGGTTTATGCGGTTGCGGCTTATTTATTTCTTCCAGTTCTTCTTCTGTGATTGTTTCAACCCACTTTTCTCCATCCCATACAGGTTTCCAATTCGGCTGTGGTAATGGTATTTCCGTGGAGTTTTCTGGAATGTTTTTATAAACAGGAATCCATTCAATCACATTCCCGTCATTATCTGTTTTAGTGTCATATGAAGGGAATATAATCACGTTTTCTAAATATCTTCCTGTTTGTTTGTCGTATACATAAAATGTTCTCATATTTTTTAATCACCGCCTTTATACAATGTAAGTAAGGGCAAATCTATATAATGACACTGTGGATTCAAGTCCTTCAAGGTAGATGTCTCCATTTGGTTTTATAATTACATAACCATTTTTAAGTACTAAACCTTGGAAATAGTTACAAGTAAATAGCATTTCTCTGTCTGGTCTGAATATTGCTGGTACATTGGCAATCACCTGTTTATCTTTGAAATCAGTAATCGCACAAACTATATTAACAACATTACCTGAACGTTTAACGGCTGATGCTGGTTGTGAACTTTGTTGTTTAACTCCGTTTAATAGGGTTAATGGTGTCCAGTCAGTGTCTTTCTTCGTTTTAAGATCAGCTACAGTGATTGTCCCAGTATTTAAGTCCATAGATAATTCGTTTGCCCAGGTAGTATTACCACCAACCTTAGGACCTATAGCCCACTTATTTAGAGGTTCATTAACTACAACGGTTACCCCTTTAGAACCATCAGGGATTGCATGTTCCCAGTTGTTTCTTAAATAAAGAGCCCCTGTCATGGTATCTCCTGTTTTCTTTAGGAGGTTAGTATCAGCGGTTACGTTAAACATTCCAGTTGTATTATTGTAGTTGAAGATTCCTTTATTAAGAGATTGGTTAAAGAACTCGAAGTTTGTTCCTCTCATGATCCACTTGTATAGGTCATTAGTACCATTAGTGGCTGTGATTTCCCTGTTACCGTTTGACACGTCAAACTTGAGGTCACCTGTCATCGTATCTCCAGATTTCTTTACAACGTTCGCCTTATCGACCGCTAGTTGTAAATCATCTATCTGTTTCTTGAGCTTATCAAACTCCGCAATATAGTTTTCTAACTGAACACTTCCACTTTTCACATCAAACGCTAAGGAAATTCGTATATCTTGCGTTGTGAATCGTTCAGTTCCTTTTTCAAAAGCAAAGTAACCAACCCACACCCCAGCACTTGATACAGCTTCTTTTGAAACGGTGTACTCAAATACCCCGTCTCTAAAATTTGTAATTACTGCAATATCACGCACGAAAAAACCTAGTGGACTGATCGCTTCGTAAAATACTGCAAACCCTGTTAGATCAACCGCTTTTCCTCGTTCTTTCAAATTCCCGACAATTTTAAATCCGTTTCGGTCATTCTCCCTCGCTGTGATTGTTCTCGGCATAATCTGGTTGGACAGGTCCAGCACTAACGTTTCCGTTCTCATTGGCAACTCCTTTCTGCAGTAAAATTAATTGTGCTTTTAATACTGCGTTCTCTGTTTCTGTAGCTACTAATTTTTCTGCTAACATACCGTTTGCCACCCTTAAAACATCTACTTCATTCATGTTCACACCTCCTACTTTCTTTCTAACGCTTCAATACGAGCAAATGCATTATCTATACGTGCAATTTGCCAACCTAAAGCTGATGCATCTGCCTTACCACTTACAGCATTCGCCGCATTAACAGCTATTTTATTTACTTCTTCCACACGAGCTGAAGCCCAATCAGCAACCCGTCTTGCTTCTCCCGCTTTAAAATCTGCATCCGTTATCGCTTTGAATTTCAAGCCAATATCTTGACCGTTAATCCAACCAATCCAAGCTTCCTGCCATCTGTGTGTGGCTGTCCCTAATGAACCATTCCCGCTTGTCCAAGGACGAATTGCCGCACCACCTCTATCACCTTCACCTGGTACAATCGTCCATTCTTCGCCTTTCATTGCTCCTTCGATTTTAGAAAGTGGTGAGGCATCGAACTTAACAGGGTGGTGGAACTCTGCACGAGCTTCCACTCGCATTTTTTCAGACGGTATGATATACAATGTCGGTGGGCGCATATATACATCACCATATCGACTTTCAATATAAATTGAGTTACCAAAAGAACCATCTGCCGCACGTTTACCGAAAGCCAAACCAGTTGCTACACCTTCCGCCTCAGATACGCCAAAATAAGTGATTTCAGCGGAACTACCATCTGCTTGACGTGTTTTTGCTTGGGCAATTTGAGTCACTAGTTTTCCTGTCTCAGAATAAAAGTCAATACCAGAACGATCTAAATCGATTCGGAATCGATTGTTACGGCTTCGGAGAATACCAGAAACAATATCATCAGCTTTTAAATTGATTACTTTTACATCCTCCGCGTCAATTGTTCCTGATTTTATGTTATTTGCGCTAAAATAACCAACTATACCTACTGATGCCACTAGTCCTTCATACGTTAGTGCTTCTTTAAATGTCTGGCCACCATCACGGCTAATTCCAATGCCGGCACTATTAAACGCAACAATATTGTTTGGATTTTTTGGATCGACAGCAAGAATCCCATTTTCGAACTTTAACTCTGTTTCTGCTGACTTGATTGCTGCAGAAGCACGTTTCACACCATCGTCCAAAACGTTATATTTCACTTTCCCGTCATCATCAATAATTTCAGAAAGTGATTTATCGATTGCCGACGTAATGGCATCTGAAAAATCTTGTTTTATATTCGATAAGGTGACTTTTGTCCTAATCAGTTCTAAGTTTTCATCATACTCTTCTTCAATTGCTACAATACGTGTCTCTACATTAATATTCATCGGCTCATAGATAAGAAAAACACGATCACCTTCGTTTGGTACGATATACGGGTATCCAGCTTTTCTTAAATCTACGAAATCAATCGTGATACTTATAAGTGGCGTATCTTGTAAATCGTTTCGAAGTCGCTCATCTAATCCAGAAACAGTTGTAAATCGGTCATCGTCTACAAACGGCGCGTCTATTTTGCCGAATATTTTTATGTTCGGACTTGTGTATTCGCGCATTAAGCCGTCCTTACCGTACCCTCGAATATAAGTTGCTAGATTCGTAGTATCGACAATTCGTTCAAACGTCTTTATATTAAAGTTGTATCTGAATTGAAAGTCTGTATCTTCCCCAATTTGAGTACGAAAAGTAACCAAATTCCCTTTTACAGTCATCTCTGCTTTATAACGCTTCAATGCTTTCTGTAGTAACGCTAGCCTATTCTCCCCACCAAAATTCTCCCAACTTTTTGCGTAAAATGCATCAATTACAGCTGTTTTATAACCTGTTCCTTCAAATACAAAGTCTAGAGCTGACTGAAAAGTCATGCTACCTGAATATTTTTCGTACTTCTGTTTTCCTTTTAAATCTACATAGAATTTATGAATAGCTTCTGCTTGCTTATAAAACTTACGTCCCATGTTCCTTTCTTTTAAGAGCTTTATTACATACTCCTCTTCTTCAAATTCAATTACACTCTCTTCTTTTGTTATAGGGAATGCAACTTGATTTTCTTTATAAGGAAAAAGAGAGAAACTTAATGTCCTCTCTCCATTTACTAAACGCTTACGGGTGAAGCCTTTAAAACCTACTAATGGCTCAGAATTACCCGTAAGATCAGTAACCATTAACATAACTGTCACCCGCCTTTATCTATAATAAAAATCAAAACCAAACTGTATCTCAAAAGGAACTGTAGTACCTGATAGCTGAAATTCATTCCAACCTGGAGCTAACGTAATAAGTTTTCTATTTGTATCTCTGAAAATACTCAGGCTGTTTTTTGTACTTCGTACACCAGATAGTAAAATCACATCATTTGCGGATGTTGTTTTGTTATATGACCATATATCACCAGTTGTCATGTTTTTAATTGCTAAATTATTCGACGCACCTTTGTACCTGATTTCGAAGTTCATATACCTTGGGTTCACGTGCACATTCCCAGCATTCAGAATCTTAAAATATGACGTGTTGTGTACATACTTAAGTTCATTCTCCCAGTTCAATCCCATCCCGTAATAAGCAGCATCCTGCGCGTATGTTTCGAAGTCTGGCATTATTGTGTTTAAAGTTGAAATTGCATATGGAAAATTCGCAACAAATTCTACATCAAAAAAACCGTAAAAACTTTGTTGATCCAGTCCATAAGAGTTATTGCACTTTACTAGCCATCGTTTGTAAGGAACCCTTGTATCAGTTATATAAAACTCTTCTTCACTTTGGAATATATGAAATATGTCATCCCGCTCTCTCGCGTATGTTTCCATACTTTGCGCTTTCAAATAAAAAGAGCAGTCGATTTTTCGTACGTCATCAGTCGTACCTAAATCAACTGCTCCTGGTCTTCCTTCTACAGAATCGGTTTCATGTTTATACGAAGGGGCCGACACTAAAAAATCTCTTGTTGTAATACCAAGTTCCTCGAGATCATAACGTGTGCCGTCTAATCTTTCAACAATTGTATTCATTATGGTCACCCCTTCATATAAGATTTGATAGTAAATTTATCTTTTTGCATATCGTCAATGTACTCCTCTGATGCTCTTGCAACTTCGTAACCGTCCATTATCATTACATTTTCTATAGTTAGATTACGGGATTCTCGTGTGGCCGAACTATTTAATACATCTCTTGATTTGCTTCCTTCGTTTACTACTCGGTATGTTAATTCGTTAGCTGGGCTGACTTGCAATCTACGTCTAGATAAACTATTAACCTCAGCTTTTGTTAGCCCTTCGAATCGTTCCATCTGTTTGCCAATATCTTGTACAGCATCACGAATAGAATTTGGAATGTGTGTGATCCAGTCGTTTAAGTAATCACCATCTTCAAAAATAGCGTTAAAGTATTTAGCGAGTGGGTTATCTCCAGCAAATTGAAATAACTCTGTAGGCATAATCGTTTCGTATTTAGGCATTGCCGCCATCGCCATATTTTCTGTCGCCGTACTAACAGCTCCTATCATACTGTCTAAACCATTTACTAAACCTTGTCCGATGTATTTACCATAGGATCGGAAAACACGTGATGGAGAGAAAATAGATAGTATGCTTTTAAATTTATCTTTAATACCATCACCGATTTCTGTGATTTTGCCCCAGATTTTACTCGCCATTCCACTAATACCGTCTAAAAGACCTTGCATCATATTTCTTCCTATACTACCTAGGTCAATTCCACTCAGGAAAGATTTCACGTTATTAAAAATTTGAATCACTGTATTATAGATCGCGTTTAGGATATTAGATGTCGCTGATTTTGCTGCATTCCACATTGACGAAATTATGCTACCTGCTGCGGACATCGTTGACGAAATGACCGAACCTATGCCAGAAAAAATCGAGCTTACTAGAGAACCTATCGCTGATAAAACACTAGAGAAAACAGATTTCACCAAATTTAGCCCTGAAGTCACGACCGCTTTTATTAAATTTATAGCTCCTTGTATTATGTTTCCGATTAGTGACATCACATTCGATGTTATCCCTTTCACCGCATCCCAAGCCCCGCTCCAGTCTCCTTTTAAAACTGAAGTAAATAACTTAATGATATTAGTTATAATTCCAATCACGGATGTAATGATGCCCATAACGGCCGGGAACACCGCTTGAACAACTGATAAAATAAACTGAATCGCAGGAATTACTACGCCAGTTATAATCGTTGCTAAACCTTGAATGATTGCAACTGCTACCGGGATTGCCGCTTGAATAATTGAAACTATCACCGGAAAAACGGCCTGGACTATTTGTAAAATCAAAGGAATTACAGTTGTTGCTATGATTGAAATAACCTGGCCAAGTAATTGAATTATTGGAATTGCGACTGAGATTGCTGCCGATATTACCGCGGCTATTACTGGAAAGACTGCCTGAACCGCTTGTAAGATAATAGGAATAACTGAAGTAGCTATAATTGATAGGACTTCTCCAAATCCTTGTATTAGCATTCCAGCTATACTAAACACTGTTTGAATCACTTGTAGAATAATAGGAAATGCAGTTTGAAAAGCTTGCGTAAATATAGGTAGAACAGTAGTCGCAAATTCCGAAAACATTTGAGATAAAAATTGGATTCCCTCACTAATAAACGGCATAATTTCGATAGTCGTATCAGCAAACATGCGAATAAGTTCAGTGACCATCGGCATGACTTGTTGCATCAGTTGGCCAAATTGCGTAAACATTTCCGTTGCTAACGGTACTACAGCCTGCACAATCTCACCAAAGAGACTTGCAATGGTCGATCCCAGTTCTCCAAAGGCTGCACCTAGTTCCGCAAATGCGGGCCCTAATGTGGCAAAACTTTCAGCTATAACTTGTCCTGTTTTTGCAAACTCAGGAGCTAGTGGAGCAAATGCCTGTACAAGTCCTTCCGCAAGAGACTGAACAATTGGTAAAACCGCGGAAACTACAGAACCAAATACCGATTGTATAGATTGCCAAGCAGACATAAAGGCCGATTTCACCTGATCATTCGTGTTTACAAGTTTATAAATCGTAGCACCTAATGATGCGATAATTGCAATTACCCAACCTACAGGTCCTGAAATCCCCAAGAAAGATAAACCTAACCGAACAATTAATGGTGTTAGTGTAGCGATAATATTTCCTATTGATGAAAAGGACATTTTGATAAAGTTAATGACTGGAGAAAGTGCGGCTCCTATCCCAGAAAAAGCGGAACTTAGTCCAGATATCGTCGAACCAAAAATGGAACCTAAACTTTGTCCAATCTCAGAAAATTTTGACTTTACTACTGCTACAGCTACTCCTACTGCTGATCCAATTGCAGTACCCATTACCGAAAATTTAGCAGGTATCGTACTAAGATACGCACCGAATGAATCTAGTGCTGACTTCATAGATTCAACAGCTGCGACTGTCACAGCTTTTATAGATTCCCAACAAGCATTTACAAAGTTCCTGAAAGTTTCATTATGTTTATACAGCTGAACTAGTGCTACACCTATTAAAGTGAGAATCGTAATAACAGCACCAACAGGCCCCATTAAAAGTGCAAAGGCGGCTCTAAGAGCAGCAAACGCTCCTTGTAGTAATACAGCCGCTCTTGATGTTCCACTCATCCATAGCATCAGCTTACCAAACATTATGATACCGCCACCTATTGCATTGACTACCATTCCTGTAACTGTCGCGACAATTAAAAAAACCGTAGTAAATGCTACTACGGAGGCGATCACTGTTTGTATTGGTGCTGGTAATTTTGTAAAGGCGTTTGCGAGTTTCTCTATCACACCTGCTACACCCATAATCGCAGGCGCTAACGCATCAGTAAACGCACGTGCCGCAACGTCCAGAGAAGCCTCCATTTTCGTCATTGCTCCAGCCCATCCTTCGAGCATAGAGTCTGCTGCTTTTTTAGACGCTCCGTCAGAATTCACTAATGATTGTGTTAAAGCATCAATTTTTTCGGGTCCTGCTGCTACAAGTGCCATCATACCTGACACAGCTTCAGTGCCAAAAATAGTAGCAAGAGCCGCGCCTTTTTGGGCACTTGTCATTCCTTCCATACCATGTTTTAATTCACCGATAATTTGACCTAGTGGTTTCATATTCCCTTGCTGATCCGTAACAGATACACCTAGACGTTTCAATTCATTAGCAGCTGCCTTCGGTGGTTTTACCAATCGTAGTAAAGATGCACGTAATGCTGTACCGGCTGTTTCACCTTTGATACCAGCATTAGACATAATACCAACTGATGCCGCAAGTTCTTCCATCGAAATACCTAATTGCGCCGCTGGACCCGCTACATATTTAAATGCATATTGCATATCTCCTACACCTGCAGCAGTTGCATTTGCCGCGGTGGCTAGTACATCAGCTACATGTGTACTTTGACTTGCTTCCATACCGAATGAATTTAATGCAGATGTAATCGTATCAGCCACCATACCCAAGTCTTCACCTGAAGCGGCTGCCGCACTCAACACACCAGGTAATGCTGCAGTTGCTTGAGCCGAATCGAAGCCCTTCGCACCCATTTCAGCAAAAGCCGCTGCTACCTGCCCTGTTGAATACACAGAATCCTTAGCCATATCAAGAATAGCGGTTTTCACTTGACCATAATCACCCGCTGTTAATACCGCAGCTTTACGTGTTTGTGATTCAAATTCACGCGAATTTTTTATCATACTACCTAAAGCAAAAGCCGACGCTGCAGCGGCAGGACCGAATGCATTTTGCATCGATTGCCCTGTTTGCTGTACACGTCGGCCCATTTCAACGGCTTGATTTCCTACTTCTTGAAAACTTGCTCGCCACCTTGAATAATCAGGAGGCGGTGGCGCAGGTGGTGGCGGTAATGGTGGCGGTGACGGAGGTCGAGGAGGCGGTGGCACAGGTGGTGGTTGACTAATGTGTCTAAAAAAGTCATTCCACGCTCTCGTAGCCTCACTTAAACCTCTTGTTAAATTAGATATGTCAGCAATCAACTGAGTTTCTACTTTATTTTGGCTCATTCACCTCACCTACCCTTCATCCTGTACTTGGTTTTTAATTGCCGATTCAATTTGATCAAAGAACGATTCATTTCTCTCAATCTTTTCAACTACTTCTACCCGTTCTTTCGCTCTTTCTTTTACGTTCTCTTCCATTTCTCGGATGCTTTCTGGACGTGTGTATATATCCTCCAGCGTTTTGATTTTTTCACTTTGCGCGTTTCGATTAAACAAAGCTTGTATACTCGCAAGCTCATATTTATCGAGCAGTTGTTCCTTGTACCCATTCAGCATAATATGGTATTCTTTCAGACTAATACGCCATGATTGCAAGGTGCTCATATTAAAAAAACGAAAACAGTCACCTTGCAACTCGTCAACATTTATGCGTACAGGTTCTCGAACGACTTCTGTTGTTCCGCTGTCATCGTCGCTAGAAGCTTCTTCACTGTCTTCTGGAAGAAAAAACTATTTAGCACAACCGCTTTGTTGTATTTTAAAATCTCATCAAGATCTAGCTTTTCAGCATTAAACATATTCTCAATCTCTTTCTGCACAGCTTCATACGTGATTCCCTCATTTGTATGAATCAGTGCATAATAGACAACATCTGTGAAATTAGTAATCCCACCCTGCATAGTTTGAGAAACGAATTGCATCGGGCCACCATTTTCATCTAACAATCTAAGTGCTTCTAAACAAAATTTCAGTTCCTTCTCTTTACCATTAACAACAAAACGCGTATATGATTTTTCAGCCATAAAAAATACCCCCTATTAATTTTTAAATTTAAAATAAAAAAGCGAGCCTATTTGCTCACCCTACTTACGGCGTAGCTAAATCACCTGATGGAGCACCGTCAGGTACTTTTGCTATAGTGTTTTTTGCTAATTTTCCATTTAATTTCAATCCGATCGAATACTTAGAGTACTCTTCATTTTCATGGGACAGTTCTAAACTATTTAACATATACGTTCCAGACTTGACTTTAAATGTATTCGCAGTTGCATTACGTAAATTCACCTCATGAATCCTTACTAGTACTTTGTTTGTGATTGCTTCCTCAACATAGTCAAGTCCTTCGTCACCTTCAGTACAAATACCCTCGATACTTGTAGCTTGTGTTACATCCCCGTAATCCGATCCAGTTTTGTCTTTTGTTTTCAATTCAATCTCTTTTGCCTCGATAGAACGTTTCCCTGATGTTTGGTTATAAAGGCGTACAGTCTTGATTGTTTTCCCATCAACTTGTGGGATGTCGATTAAATATAACGTTTCTGCACCTTTAAATTCAGGGGCGTTAGCCTTTGCCATACTTATTCCTCCTTTAATTGTTGATTGTTATCGTTATAAAACTTAAGTGTTTTGCCGTAATGTTTGGCACATCACTTTGTGAGAACGGTTCAAAACCTGATACTTCTGCATTAAAAAAACCGATATGAACAGGATCCTTTTTGCTTGTGTCGTACAAGTCAATGGATTCCTTTTCAAATCGGTTAATCAATCTATCTTGCAAAGCGTTTCTGTCAAAAACCTTATCAGCGTACACACCAACTTGAATCAGATGATTACGTGAGAAATTCTCCTTTGAATACCTGGTAAGTGTCCCAGACAAATCCTCAATCGTAAGAAAAGGTTTATCCTTTCCTGATACAGAAACACCATCGTAAATCCATGTAGTAGGTGCGAACATGTCTAGCGCTTTTTTAAGCGAATACATCACATCATTCAACATAATTAATGCCCCTTTGCTACACGTTGAACAGTTTTGCTTAAATCTTCAACAAATGGTTGCTCACCTTCAAAAGCTGTTTTACGCATATAACCTTTTTTCGTTTTATGTGTAAATTCTTGTACCGCTGCATAAATAAGAGGTGATCCATACGTTCCAATGATTTTCGCACCGACTACCATCTTTACACTTGCCGGAATACTCTCAGATAAAGGTCCCCATAATATCGGAGCACGATTAGATGCTTGATTAGCCTGCAAGCGTGTATGTTTTTCTACTGTTTGCGCAATAGGAGTTTTATACCTTTCAGGATTTATTGCTCGTAACACATCTGCTTTCCCTTTAATGACAACTCTGATTCCCATCAAATCACCCTCTTTACAATTACTTCACGACGGTTCACACCCCCAAGCCCTCGCTCATCGATAAGCTCGATAACATAAAAAACACCTTTACGTTCAATTCTTTCAATGTTCTCCAACTCTGTATTAAGGGGAAATGTAACAAGCGCCTCTCCCTTTTTAACATCGATACCAGCAAACTTCGTCTTTTCGACTGAAGTGAATTTCTTCCAAACTAATTGAACAGTTTCTTTTCTGGATTCACCCTGTACATCTTCGCCAGTAATCGGATCCTTTTCAGAAATGCCCTTAATGTGTAAAATAACTGGTTCCTTACGTCCCTGCTCAATCATTTCGCGATTTTCTCGAATTTCTTGAATATCATCTTCAGTAAGCAATTGCTACACCTCCTCGCTTATTAAGTAATTCAGACGTGAAGAACATCGCGGGTGTGGGCTTATTAATTGATTCATAAGGGTTTCTGGAATGTTTTTTGGGTACTTTCCAGCTCCTAAACCATATGCATCACGCCTCGCTAACTTGTAACACATATGCCTTGAGTGGTTTCTGTGGCGGTGGCCATTATCTATAATTTGATAACCTGCTACAATTTCACTTTCCAAACCATTCTGTATAGTAGCTGCTCGGTACGTATTATTACTCTCAGAAATCGCTACTCGCTCAATCTTCCATTTCTCATTGTCGTGTACTTCTTTAATCTTTTGAGAAATCATTGTTATGCTCTCACCCTTTAATACAGCTGGACGAATCACACCACTCAACCGATCTCTCATATCTCCCGATAAATTCCATACACGATCTGACAGAATTAAGCCATCTTCTCCAGGTCTTTTTATAACCCCTTGAATAATTTGCTTATTTACTGCCGTTATAGATTTCACATCCAAACCTACTTCTGATAATTTTGTTGTGGTCCATTTCGACGTATTTCCAATCAATCTATAGAATGACTGCTCTGCTTGTTTACGAAATTCGTTTTCATATAACGTAAGGTCTCGTAATAACGCATTTAACCTACCACGCTTCACAATCCCATCCTTTTGATAGTCATTCAGTAAATCGACTAAAAACAACCGTATTAAGATAATGGCCTTAACAGTATCAGAAACTTGTTTTTCGTGCTCCTCTTTAAATTCTTCGGAAATGGTATCGAGTGCTGCATCCATCTCTTGTTGAGAACCGCTCATGTAATCATCTCCCATCTGCTCGCTTAGCAAATGTTTGATGAGTACCTTTTCCACGTCTATATTTCCTGTACTTTTTAAGGGCATCAGCTGATAATTTCTTATAGTTTGCAAAGATCATTGATTTATCAACTGATTCCTCACCATCGGTATAAGAAAAATAACGCGCAGCATCTGCTGCAATCGATTCGTAAGCAAACGAAAGTGCAAGATAAAAAACAGCATTTGCATTTACTTCTTCTGTTAACTCTGACTCAGTTTCGGCTTCAGCGAGCCAATTTCCGATGTCCTCCGGAGTTACTTTTGGAACTTTTGACAATCGACTCTCCAGCCTTTCTGACACCTTCATTTGGCGTCACCTCCGTCACTGTAATTTTGTTAAGGTGTCATGACTCCTGCAGCTTTTAACTTTGCAATCAGTGCATTTAAGTCTTTCACTACACCAGTTACGTCAGTCGCTGTACTATCTACCTGTTTATCAACTTTTTTAGGAAGCTGCTCTGTTTTATCTTGTAAATCTTTAATAACAGACCCTAACTTAATTTCTTTAGCAATCGGCATCGATTTATTTAACCGTTGAGCCTGATTTTCAGAAATAGCCACGTATAAAACTCCTTTCAAAATGCAAAAAAAGGTAGCATACACGCTACCTTTTAAGCCATTGTTTTAGAGATGTTTTCAAGAACCGCGATAGACTCTTTCGCATTCTTAACTTCAAACCCAAATTCCCCACGAATTACACGAGAGAAGTAGTCAGCACCATTCGGTGTAGCATCTTGATCGTAAATTGGAGTTAAGTAGCGCGCCTTAACTTTTTCCGTATCAAGAAGTAATGCACGATCTTTAGGCATATTTAAATCAACTACGACACTAGAAATCGCCCCACCAGGTAAATCGGAAACGAATGATAAGATTTGGTAACCTGCTGCAGTATCTTGGCGTGTCGTACGAATTGTATCGCCACCAAGCTTTGTAATTTGTCGTGCGATATTTGGTCCACATAAGATTGTATTTGCTGAACCGCCTCGAGTAAATACTTGCTCTACAGCATCATTTAAAGGTTTTGCGGCGATTTCGTTTCCTTTAAAATCTTGCTTATGAGAACCTTCAATACCTGAAAATGCAAATAAACCACCTGTAGTACGCGGTTGCGTTGGAGAACCACCATTTCTACGACCATAAATTAAAGAAGTATTCGCTTCACGAATCATCTCTTGTAAACGTAGGTTTACTTGGTAATCTAATTCGTTTGATACGCCATATGTGTTCACTTGTTGTTGTGTACGTGAAACAGACGCATATCTTGAAAAGATTTGTGAAAAGTTATGTGACACCAAACGGTCGTTAATCTCATTCTTACGGAAAGCATCTTCACCTTCTGGTCGAGGTCTTGCAATGACTTTCAATTCACCACCAGCTGTAATTGCTTCCGCTGTCGTGCTATCGTAACCACGTTGTACCGTAATTTTATCAGCATTTTCATCCACACTTACTACACGCAACACTTCTAAACCGTTTTGTACAAGTGCATTTTCAGTGAATTTGCGAGCTTCACCTTTTTCTAAAACTAGGTCCGTAGCCCCAACAGCTGCTGCAGTTTTTACAATACCCGTATCTGAATTTAAGTAATCATTTTGCCATTCAAATTTCGTTTGTGTTAACCCATCTCCTACCCCAATTAATCCAAAAAGAACTGGCGCTTTTGTTAAAATTAAATCCACATTCGCTTGCATTTGTCTTACTTGTTGTTGAAATTCGTACGTAGTTGGTACTGGCATATTTGTAGCCCCCTCAAATTTTTTAAATTAAAAAACCGCTGACTTTTCGTCAACGATCCATTATTTCTTCGATTTTGCTTCTAACAACTTGTTATAAATACGTGTTACTTCGCCCGAAAACTTTGAATCTTTTAACGCTTTCGTTTTGGCTTCCTCCAGCTCTTTTTCTAAAGCGAGAATTTCATTAGCTCTTGGATTTGTGCCTGGATTCGCTCCACCAGCTGCATCGGCCCCCACAACTTTCTTAAACATCCAAGGTTTGCTTTCTTTCAACGCGTTGACAGCATCTTCGACACCTTGATAGTTACCATCGGCATCAAGTTGAATGGATGACTTGTCTAAAAGCGCCAACACATCCCCTGGATCATTCGCATCTAAAGCACGTGCAACACTCTTGATTTCTGTATTCAAAATACGAGCATTTGCTTTTTCTTGTACCTTTTGTGCTGCTTCAGAAGCTTCTAGTGCTTTTTTATCGGCTTCCTCTTTCTCAGCTTGCAAACGTTCAACCTCCGTCATTTCTTGCTTTTTACGCTCTTCTTCAGCTTTTTCGAATGCCGCTAATTTCGCTTTAACATCATCGTAGTCACCATATTGTTCTGCTGCCTTGTTACGTTCACGTTCTAAGCGTTTCTTAACGACTTCGTCTAGCTCCTCTTGCGTAAAAGTTTTTGGCGGGTCATCGGTACCTCCAGGTTTTTTGTTTGGATCGTCTCCAGAACTACCACCATCTGAGAAAAACTGAAGGTCTAACCTTAGTGGGAATTTAGGTGTTTTTTGTACTTGTTCTACAAAATACTTTAATGCTGTAGCTTGTTTTACGTATACCATTTGCAAATCCTCCATTTTGAGCCTGTCGGCTATAATTTCCGAAAGTTTATAGCGCCATTTCGTAAGGCAAGTGTTATTTTTCGTTATACGGATCCTGAGACTGTTGTTTCAACATCCGCTCTTGCATAATCTCCATGAACTTTTGTTCCGCATTTTCTTTACCACTTCTCGTAATTGCACCCTTGATTGATTCGATTTCGTTAGAAATTTCATCACCCAACTGTTCGATAAGCGCTTTTTGATCTTGCGGTAATGGCAAACCAAAAATAATCTTGCTAGCATAATAGTTATCTACTTTTGCTAACATCGCTTTATCGTATTTGAATTTAGGATCATCCTGTCTTGCTTTCATATAACGCAAAATATACTCATTTAAGGTTTGTAGGCGTGATTGCCATATAACCCATGAGCGTTGTGTTTTGGAAATGATATTACTGAATAAAAGCTGCACGGCCATATCGTTTATACCACCTGTATTCATATCAGCGGTATTTACCATTGGCACTTCTGCTTTTTCATGTAGACGTTTTTGCAATCGGTCCAAATACGCTTCAATGGTTTCTTTAAATCGGAATCCACTTTCCAATTTCTTAGCACTTGGTTCACCTGTATCTTCCGCACCGTCACCTAAATCCCATTTCGCACCAGGTGCAACTTGTAGTGGATTTTTCGGATCCTCATCTACATTCGTTAACAACGTAATAGCAAACATTTCAAAGCGGAGCGCATCCGAGTAATCAGACATTTTTTTATCAATTTCCTCGGACAACTTTATTGTTTTTTCAAGTTCACTATAACCCGTAGTACGTTTACTTAGTTTTTCAGTCGGTACTGGTACTACAGGAATAAAATCAATTCCCATAGATGAACGTTTAACCCGTTCTTCTTGTTGTTCTAAATCACCGTTGTATACAGCCTCTTCAATTTCACAGTCGTACTCACCAGTCTCTTCACGCCAAATTAAGTAATACGATAACTTCCACATTTTCGTCTGTTCCTCATCAAGCCACGCAATAAAATGAACTTCTTCCAGCTGATCTATATCCCATTCGCTATACTTCGCAATGACTTCCGTCGATGGATGCCAAATAACCTTAAATTCACCACAACGTTTATCGTAGTGAAGACGGGCATACACACCAGTTTTGGAAATAGCCCTGTCTTTCGCTGCTGCTAATAATTTTTCATGCATTCGGTTGTCATCCCAAACCCATGTCAATAACCGCTCTTTCGCTTTTGCTCTACTATTTTCGGCTTGTTGTTCTTCACTAGGTTCATAACCTGATTGAATCATAAGCGCCGGATCATCTATCACATCAGGAGGAACTGTTACTTTCGGTTCTTTTTCAAATTGCCATGCCGCAATCATGTTTACAATTTTTTGAGGATAATCAAGTTGTATTTTCGTAGGATCGTAGTCGAGATTATCTGGTTTTTTATAATCAGACCATACGTTTAAGTCTCCTTCATAACGCTCATACAAGCGAACTTCGTCCATAATCCGTGTCCATTCAGACTCACCAAGCGCTGTACGAACTGGCATCACAATTTCAACTGGATTCATAAAATTACGATCACCTTGTACTCTCATTTAAGCCCCTCCCTTCTTAATATCTTGAATTCCCTGTAGTTCCCGCTTTACGTCTTGCACGTTTATACGCAATAGAAAAAGCCATTTGAACCGCATCCGGACCGTCATCATGTGGATGCATCGGATACATTTCAAATTGCTCCAATAAAGCACGTAAATGTTTCATAAAACGTAATTTACCACTCTGTATGTCTGGCAATAATGACTCAATACGTAGTGCTTTTCGTGTACGCTGCTTAATTTGTTTTAAGCGAGTCGATGATGGATAGCCTTTTTTCTGCAAGGCCTCTCCAACCTTCTCCGCAAACCACTCCTGAGCTTGTTGCGCCTCTACCGCAAGTGCTTCGTATTGATATTCCAGCGTGTATTCCACAGCCTTTTCTAATAACGTATTCGGATGAACACGTTCCATAAAAATATCTATAACGTAGCACGTACCTGTTTCCACGTTCTTCGCAATCGTAACTACCACGCTGTAATCACCTTTCTCTTTTCCCATTGCGAAATCAACCGCACCGTAATGCAAAAGTTTTTTATTTTTTAAATCTTCTTCAGTACAGTACGTGAAATATTTAGGTTTAAATATCTGCCGTTCCTCATCAGTCGGATTGCATAAATACTCCTGATTAAAAGCTTTGGTACCATCATCTTCCCTAATTTCCATCAAATCGATGTAAGGAAAGTGTGATGGCCATAACGTTTTTGTACCACATAACATCTCTTCTTTATTCTGCTCATAAAATTCACGAGCACGATCTGCTGAGTCTGGATCATCTATTTGACGAATCTCACGCCATTCTTGCCATAAATCTTCACGCTCTGACCATTTTAGGATTGCTGGGAATGATCTTGATACGAAATCACGACGGTTTTTAATAACATGATGCAATAAACTGTCGTAACAAACGATGGTACCCATGTAAATACAAGCACCTTCTTGACGACTTAAACCTGGAAGCAATTCTTCCTTGAACCAGCGTTTATTTTTTGCAATTAAATCAACTGTCGCGGTATTTTCTTTACTCTCCAAATCATCCAAAATGTAGAGCTGAACCCTTTTTGAACCGTGTCGTAATCCACGTACCTGCGTCCCGATACCTTTTGCTTCGACTTTCGTGTTTGTCAAAGTAACGAATTCTTTGTCATTATCAACTTCATTTCGGCTTTTTTGCTCGTGGAGTAAAATTCCGAAATCTTCACGTAGTTTTTCGTTGTACTTTAACTGATCACGTGCCCAAGATATAAAGTCACCGGCTACATCGGATGTTTCAGAAATCAAAACAATGTATTGCTTTAATCTATACACGACTTGGTGACATAAATAACCGTTACTCAGGTAAGCCGTTTTTGCGTGGCCACGACCTACACTCCAGGCTACTTTTTTCTTTTTTTCCTTGCCTGTTGTGATGTCATCTAAAAGCCCGCATAACGTTTGGTGAAATTCAGCCGCGTCATCCATCGTTACTCCAGCAGGGATTAAGTTATCCGGATTACCTGGATTACCTTCTTCGGAGAAATATTCGTACATGAAATACAGCATGTCATGTTCTGCACGATGTACCCTTTTTAACTTCTCTAGCTCATCGATGTCAGCAAGTAGTGTATCCATGTAATATTCTGTAGCCTCACCAGTTTCGTACAACTCTTGTAATTTCTTTGCTCTTTCTGCTACAAGATTAATACGCTCCTGACGTTCTTGACGGGCTAACCATTTACCGTCTATATATGCCATGTAGCCCGCCTCCCTTTTACTCGCCTGTTAATTTTTTTAATTTCTCAAGCTGTCCTTCGATTTCCGCATTTGTACGGGTCGCATTTCCTAGATCACCCTCGATTACTTTCTTATCAGTCAGTAAACCGAATCGCTGCATGTATAATTGCATGGCTTTTACACTTGGTTGCGGCCCTAAAATTAACTGCATCAACTTGCTGTATACTTGCTCACGCTTCTCTGCAAGGAAACTGTCAGCCACTTCGCTCTTGAATGCAATAAAGTCCTGATTCTTAGTGCGCCACTCCCAAAGTGTCGTACGGTTTATGCCAAGTTCATTTGCCATTTCGTCTTGCGTCCTTTTTTCCTCGTTGTTCGATTCCATCAACTCATTTTCTACAAGTAAGTACGCGGCTTGAATTTGTTTTGCCGTAAGTTTCTGTTTTAACTCGTCTAACTTCGCCATCATTCCGCTCCCCTTTCTTCGTGAAATAGAAAAAGGCAACCGATTTAGTATCGATTGCCTTTTGATAGTTTATTTATCTTACGAAATTTATTCTAATTATAATTTATTAAAACTATTGTCCGTAAGGAAAAATCCAAGGATACTCTTGCGACGGTATCACATTTTGTTGTGGGTAAGTATAGTAATAAGGTTGTTGATATGGCTGATAATACAGTGTTTCTTGAGAATCATAACGTTGATTACTTTCATCTGGTTCGTCAGTTACTCGTTCTAGAATATAACTTTCTTCGTGCTCACGGTTAAACTTCTTTGTTTGAATTGACCAACCAGTTCTTTTAGCTATATTATGAGGCAAGCTTTTTCTTTTACACTCATCAAAAGCTGTTCTTCCAGCAAGCTCTCCAGCCTTTACACAAGCAGCAGCACCAGCTACTATCCCTCCAACTCCAGCTGTTGCTGCTGTTGTTGAAGCGTATGCCGTTTTACAAGCGGCTATTGAAGTCTTAAACGCTGTTGCTGCGCAAGCAGCTATCGCAGCTTTTTGTTGTGGCGTAGCCTCATCAGGGTATTTTGCAACTGAATAGATTTCAATAACCTTTGTTTGCATTCCAAAACAAGGATAGGGTACTTTGTTACCTAAAACTTTCTTATAACAAGTTTTAGAATAAGGTTCGTCATAACTGATTCTTCTAATTAAATTTCTTATCTCGGCCATTTCTACACCTCGCATTTTTATCCATTCTCTGTATTATCTATGCCCTAAATTTTGTCCTCGATTGTTATAAAGGCCTAAACAGAAAAATATTTTCAAATCAGTATACCTTGTATAATCCCCCCGAGTTTAAAAATTCCGGCGGAACGTTACGAGCATCCGCCAGCCCCTTATCAGATTTGACCTCCCCCGGGGGGTTCTTTTTTTCTCCAAAAATAAAAAGCCGGAATTATTCTTCCGACTCTTTTTTCTTTTTCGCTCGTATTAATGTACTTTTACTTATTCCAGTCATTTCTTCTACTTGCTTATATGAATGCTTATTAGCTAATAAGCCTAGTGCATGTTCAATTTGTTTCTTACTGTACTTATTTGGTCTACCTTCCCTAAAGTCTTCACGCTGCTTAGCAATTGCTTTACCTTCTTGTGTCCGCTCAACAATCATGTCACGTTCAAACTCTGCGAACGCGCTCATAACATTGAATACTAAACGCCCTGTCGGTGTATCCTCTATCAGTCCCATGTTCAATACATGTACCTTTACACCTTTTTCAAACAGCTCTCTTACTGTCTGTATTGCATCGACAGTTGAACGAGCAAAGCGATCTAGCTTAGTAACTACCAGCGTATCACCTGACTCCAGTATCGAAAGCAACTCCTTAAACTTAGGACGATCAGCTTTAGTACCAGTGAACTTCTCTGAATAAATTATAGTGCAGCTTTCCTTCTCCAGTGTTTGAATCTGTGCATCTAAGTCCTGGTGAATCGTACTTACCCTCGCATATCCATATTTCATTCCTACCAGCCCCCTATCAGCCCTAACTAATGACACTAAGTTATGACACCGTTTGATACCTTGATACTATCATATCAAAGGGACAGTGTCAAAACCTTTAAGTTATGAAACCGATATGAATGATTATGACCCCCTGAATTTCAAAGCCCCTTCTCCCTCAGCGAGCTCGGCTGATAAAAACACCTGTCGGTTTCACCTTTCGTGTTGCCGACAGTTTAGTAACTACTATAGTAGTTACCTTAGTTTCTACTTACTATATACGCCACAGTCAGTCCAATCCGACAGGCATAAAAATAGCCATGATACCCTAATAACGGGCCTCATGGCTATGCGTATTATTTAATGTTAGAGTAGGACACAAATTCACCATCCTAACATAAATTGTACCTACTAGGAGCGCACCTTGTCAAGCCCCGTACAACTTTTTTATTAAACTTCTTATGCCAACCATGTCACCGTTAATACTCATGTGTAATAAATCCACGGCTTGTCTACAGCGTGTGTAATATACTTTTGCAGTGATATTCATAGTCCGTAATGTATTCTTTCTAGGAATCTTGTACACATACCGCGCAAGCACTATATATTTCATGTTCTTTGGTAATTGTTTAATCGCCTGATCCAGCACAATCTTATTCAACCGCCCATCGCTTTTCCCGTCTTGTGCACTTGGTCCCGTAAAGCTAGGTGGGGCCTCAGGGAAACGGTCACCTACAGCCAGTGATTCGTAATTCTCCAGCCACAGTCGTATAGTCTTCTTTGAAACATAGCCATCAATTCTGGTCATCTCCGAACCTCCTGACTCAGAAAATCAAACCCCTAAAACAAAACCTTAAATCATTAATAATATTACATACTATATAACTATTAATAAATAATACTATATATATAATATATAATTATTAGTTTTATATTTATATTATATATATAAGGTATATTTTTTTAAGGGGGGGTTCTTTTTTATTTTCTTTTTCTTTTATAAGTACTGTAGTGTATGAGACCCCCTCCTAAAACTTTTTCTTTTATATATTATTTCGTTTTATTAGCGGTGCTTTATCGACATTTCTCCCAATGAGTATAATTATATAGCGTTTGAAATTAATTTTTACTTTTAAATCACATGTAGCATCTTAATTTTTGGTCATTAAGGTGAATGTAACAGGTTTTGGTCTATTTGAATCGTTAAATAGAGTAATAACCCATTGGTTTATTTTTCTATCATAACTCTCTACTGCAAACACCCTATCATTTGGAGATCCTAATTTCCAACCACCACTTATCACTTTTCTACCAGGCGCCTCTAAAAAGACGACAAAAAATTCCTTTGGATTAACAGTTACAGGTTCCCAAGAAAATGACTTAAATCCATGCCCAAGATCAGTACCTAAATGTTCAGCGGCCGTCAACGTAGTTTGTTGGTCCCTTTCATTTCGATATCCAGGGCCATTATTTTGAGAGAACTGATACTCCGAATCTCCAATTGAATTTGGATACATCATTTCATAATTCGGATCTATACTCGGACCAGCATTTGGATGCGCCATTCTATAATTCGGATCTTCAATTGGAATATAGTTTGGGTTATTCTCATAATTAGGATAAACATTTGGATACATCAGACTTTGATTTGGATTCCAATAATTATTATACATAATCATTCACTCCCTGATTTTGATTTACAATTTTCATGATATTAATTATCACTATCAAAGTGCTTAACCTATATTAAAAGAGGCTTAATTATGATATAAGAGCCCACCAAATGTTCTCTATTTTCCAATTTATCTAACTCCAGAAACACCTACCACGCCGCTGTTGTCTCGTAACCACGTAGCACCGACTTTCCAGCTAAGAGAAACTGTTCCTCAGTCACTTTCGTAATCAATCCTTCTCCGGCATATACATTACCCTGCTCCGTCTCGATATTCACATCATGTAACTGGTTCGTCGCCATAAATTCACTTGCCCCATAATCCACAACATAGAGACTCCATGTGAACTTACCCGTAACAACTCCTGCTTGCACCGTCACATACCCATCGTAAAACGGAACATCTACCCCATCGATTTGTAAGTTACGGATTTCCTCAGATGTCATGTTCCTGACTCCTTGCAGCCACACGTTCCACGAATCTCAGTTGTTGCTCAATATACGGGTCATCTTCTTTCCCGCCACTCACGATCCAATCCTTAATCCGGTTCATCACGTCTTCTAATACGACAGCCGGTACTTGCGGCGCTAATTCCGTGATACGATCTATATAATTCACTTGTGTCCCTCCTATCCGAATAGGTGTCTAATTTCAAGGCTATAAATATTGTTTTTTTGTGTTAAAATTATACTTAAAAAACATATTTTTTAAAAAGGAGCAGAACATGGGTACAGTTAAGGAACGTATAGAAACATATTTACAATCTAAACTTAAGCAATACGCAAAGGATTTCGACATGAAGGATACAGATAGGTACAAAACTCTCTACGATGAGCTCCCTCAACCATTACAAGATTTTTTTTCGCTTTTTCATTACGAGATTAATGAGATGCTAACGTATATGAATACTAGACTTAATAGCAGACGGTATACAGCACCTGAAAGTCGCCATTTGCTTTTTCTAATTAAAGAGTTTAAAGACATAAAGTTTAACCTACGAGAAACTGATTTTAATTTTGACATGGATTCTAACTACAAAGAGATCATTTCAAGCTGCGAAGCGTTTCTACAAAACAGCGGTGGAAGCGATATACCGCATGATTTTCAAAGGATTGATATCATTGAAATAGAACCTATCTTCCTTTTACAAACCGCCGTCACATTAGAGAGATCTACAAAAGCTGTAATATTTCCAACTCGCCCCATCGGCAGTGGTTCCTATGCAACCGTTCATACATATGAAGACACCTATTACAACCGTCATTTCGCTGTTAAAAAGGCCCGTAATAACTTAACAGAAAAAGAATATGAACGTTTTCGAATCGAATTTGAAGAAATGCAATTACTCAAATCGCCTTATGTTATAGAAGTATACAAATTCGATGATGAAAATCGTCAATACATAATGGAGTATGCTGACACATCGCTTCACGATTACATCACCAAAAATAATCATAAAATCGATAACACTAAACGTTTTAAGCTTCTAGGGCAAATATTTGAAGCGTTTATCTACATTAATAGTAAAGGGATTTTACACCGGGATGCCGCGCCTAAAAATGTTTTGATAAAACATTACGATAGCCTAGACATCGTTAAAATTGCTGATTTTGGTTTAGTAAAAAGGCAAGATAGTCAACTTACAAGTAAAGACTCAAATGTTAAAGGAAGCTTTAATGATCCGAAACTAGAAATTATAGGTTTTAGTAATTACACAGTGCACCATGAAACATTCGCGCTTACGCGGGTTGTACACTTCGTAATGACAGGTAAATTTAAGCTTAGGGGATTCCCAAGCACTGAATTCGAAGCTTTCGTAAACAAAGGGCTCTCAGATAATACTGAAGAACGTTATCAAAACGTTAAAGAGCTCCGGGATGCCTTTAATAAAATCAAGCACACACTGTAGTAGCAAATGCGCTTCCCATGACTTATTTCACACCCTTCTTAGCTAAAAACTGTCTTGCGTTATCCGTAAGTCGGTAATAATAAACATGCTTATCATCTTTCGTGACTTGCTCCAGTAGTCCTAACTGAGAGAGTTGTCCCAGCCACGTATCAAACTGCGTAGCCGGGATTTCTCCTCCTACCTGGTGCATAGCTCGTAAGATCGCCTCTGAACCTTTCACTCTACACCACGTGATTTTACGATTTCCAACGCTTGTTGTTCCGTAAACCCTTCAGAAACAAGCGCATCAAAACGCGCTTTAAGTAATTTAGACATTTCACGCTGCATTCGTATCTGCATCGGTAACGCCTTTACAAAGTTGTCCAAAATCATTTCCAGTTCGATATTTGAATATTGGCCACCTGAATTACTCATTTTATCGCCCCTTCAAATGCGCTTCGATTTCCGCTAATACTTGGTCGATTCCCTCAGGACTAAGTACGAGTTTCCCGCCAGCTAATTCGATATTTTGGTCAGAAACTTCACCTGTAATTTGGCAAGAACCGTTAACATTATATTTTTGTAGAATAATAGATTCACCATCTACGAAAATCTCCATTGGATCCTTTACCTGGATACCTAATGTGCGGCGTAATTCCATTGGAACTACAATTCTTCCTAGTGGATCAATGTTACGAATGATACCTGTTGATTTCATTTCTCTTCAGCTCCTTTTTAAAATTACTTCTTAAAAGCTTCTATAACACTTGCTAAACCAAAGAATATTACACAGATGAACCACGTTGTCCAAATCGGATAATCGTATATAATTTCCATCTAACCACACCCCTACTTTTTCTCTGTTGTTTTGATACGATTCCGATTTTTTAATACGTGCTTAATATGTTCTAATAAGCTTTCTTGTTCTGTGAATCGTTCATCGATAACTGTTGCAGCATCTATAATTCCATACATTTCCGCGAGCGGACTTATATATTCTGCAACAACAGCTTGTTTTCCGTCCTCACTTTTCTTTCCTATCCCTATAATACGAGTCGCAAATCTTGTGAAATTAACAGTTCCTTCTTCGGTGTAACGGGCCACTGGTATCTCTTCCCCATCCATGATATGAGTAAGTCCTCTACTATCCATTTTTAAAGTCCCACATATAATTCCCATTTCTTTACTCATTCTCCTCACTCCTTATCCTTTTTATTTAACCCTAGTAACTCCCTCATACCATCTACCACTTCTTTATCATTTTCTATGAGCCTACCTTTAACTAAGATGTCTCCATTAAGTTTAAGTTCCAAAATCGGACCGCGAACACTACCTGTGTGGAATTGGATGGAAACAGCTGCATTTAGTTCGCGTACATCTAAAACTCGACCCGTAACTTGACTTTGAAATGACCATTGACCATTGACCATTCACCATTCATCCGTACCACCCCTAGTCTTTATTAATCAGAATCACAGCCGGACCCTCAACCGTAATACCGGCTACTTCAATCTTTTCATGGGGACTTACTTGCACCGTTGTGACACCCTCACGTGTCTCCAGTTCTTCACTTATGTTTTTTGTAGGTATATTCTTCATCTTTACTCACCATCCAAAATAACGCTGTATTCATCATTAGCTACGTAAAAATTACCGAATGCATCGCGTTCAGGGAATCCATTTTTCGTTGCCTGTACTATCTTGAGTTTTGCATTACATTTATGACATTTCGTGAATTTGTTCTCCTTGTACTCGTATTGATTTCCACGATTTCCGCACATGCAGCACTCATAGCGTGTACGATATCTCGGATTTCCTTCTTCGTCATATTTAATACCTGTTTTCCAATGAATCGGATCGGCTTCTTCTCTTTTCGTGATCTTTGCTATCTCTTCCATAGGGAACGAGCTGCGATTTACTTCTACGATTGGCAGTTTACGAGTTTGCTTATCCTTGGTCATCTTAACAGCCGATTCCTGAATCTGTTCATGCGCAACACCTAAATCTACAGCCTTATGAACTTCCGTTTTTGCCATCGCAGTTCCTAATGCTGAGACATCCACTTCTGGTGGGTGTAGATTAATAGTTTCTACAAGTTCCGCTGCTGTATTGATAAATGAAAGTTCATCTGTTTCTTTTTTTAATCTTAGATTGGCAGGCTCCGCATCAGAGTCATAAAATTCTACATTTGTTTTTTCGGGACGTTTAAGTAATAAATACTGATACCCTACAAAACTGGAGATACCGCCACGGATATTATTTTCAATAAAGTCGAAAAAAACTGTAGTTAACGCATTGACATTAACCTCTTTATTTAAACGATCCAATCCGTATTCATACAGCATCGCGTGAATCGCTTCATGAAGTACGTTTTTCATTTTTCCTTCATGCTTTGTTACGTTATCCGAAATCTTGATATGTTGTTCGTGATACGTTACTTCAGCTATTCTTACTTCTCCGTTTTCTCTTTCTTCAAGCCATCTTTTTACGACTTCCACATCATACGGTATACTACCAATCATCAACTGCTTAGGTATACTCATATAACTTTGTCCCCCTTTAGTTTGGTAAATTATTTTCAATCTCCGTCCGCAATTTATCTCGTAGCCACTTAAACTCTAAATCTTTTTTATCGATTTTCTCCTGGATCACTTTTGCATGTTCCTTCGTATAACATGTACGGAAACCGGTGTATAATTTCGAGATTTCTTTCTGCAGCTGTCTCATTTCACGGCTCGAATAATAACTTACAAACTCTGTTTTACAGCTCGGACAAATGAAATAATGCTTGTCCACACGGTTCGGGAATCGAGCTGTGAGCATTTGGACACGAAACACGTGCTCACACGCTTCACATTTCGCTTTTACGGGTTTCATAACTTTGGACGCCCCTTTCTTTCAAAGGATTATTTTGTTTAAATCTTCCTTAAATCTTGTTACTACTCCTTAACACATAAACAAATTCCTGTATAATACAATTTAGAAATTAATAGGAGTGTTAATATGCCTGATACATTAAGAATCATTATTTATATCCTTGTAGTAGTTGGTGCATTTTCTACTTTGATCAAAGAGTTTAAAAAACCTCAAAAAAGTATCTTTTTGATTTCGTTCAACTTGTTAATTCTCATAGGGTTTACATATTTATTAACGGACAAGTTGATGTAATTTACATAGTAAATCCTCCTTAGAGAGGAGCAGTTAGCTTTTGCTAGCTGCTTTTTTATTCTTGCCCTCTGTATATTGCGCTAATGTCATCTGTGTTTAATGCACATGGTAGATATATCCCATCCACGAGATCAAAAAGCATGATAAATTTTTCTTCATTCAGATAATCCATAATATCTCTGAAACTTTCGGTACTAAAAAACGTTTGTTGTTCATCATTACTTTTAAGTGATACATATAAACTGCGATAATTCCCCACTCTCATTCCCCTTTTCTACAAAATGAAATTTTTATAACAAACTACATAACAGCTGCTTGTTTAAATTTATTACCTTCCGCTGCGGCACACATTTCAGGAAGATTCGCCCTTACCAGGTGTTCAGCAAATGGAGGTGGAACACTATTACCTACTCGTCTTATTTGATCTGATTTTGTACCAACATTATGAATATAGTTATTCGGAAATCCTTGTCCAGCAAACAATTCATGCGGTTGTAACATTCGAAGTCCTATATCTGAAATAGCATAACCATCAGACTTTACTGCAACTAAACCAAATCTATCTCTAGTAGTTATCGTATGCAGCGGTTCATTCAAGCCTTGTCCGACACCTTGACCATAGTACTTTGTTAGAAATGCTGTAACTAGCCCAAAGCGATTACCGCCAGCCGTAATTGTGTGAAGTGGTGTATTTAATGATAATCCTCTTACTTCTTTATCTGACTGCTCCGTATAATAACTGATTAAAAACGCTGCTTTATGTTCATTGGGAACCAAAAATGGTTTTTTCTCATTGATTACAAATCTCTCTAAGCCTTTCTGAATACGTTTTAAAGTGTTTGGCACTAATGGCTTTTTACGATTAAATATAGATGGGCATCCAATTGACCAGTCAATAATCTCAGAAGATGTTCTCCAGGGTTTTATCTTCCCAAGTTGAACTGCTGGACTTTGTGGATCACCATGAGTAGGTTTAGGCCAAACAATTTTTTTGCCATCACACCTGGCAATCATAAAGAAACGTTTACGTATAGTAGGCGCTCCATAATCACAAGCTTGTAATTCTCGAAATTGGACTTCATATCCCAATGATTCTAGTGCTTTTACAAAACTACTAAATGTAGCACCTTTTAAATCTTTTCTCGGCTTCCCAGTTTCATCTAAAGGGCACCAGTCTTTAAACTCCTCTACATTCTCAAGCATTATCACTCTAGGTTTCACCGCGATAGCCCACTTTACTGCAATCCAAGCAAGTCCTCTAATTTCTTGTTTAACAGGTTTTCCACCTTTCGCTTTTGAATGATGAGTACAATCCGGACTGAACCAGGCTAAACCTACTTTTCGACCTCTACAAGCTTTCTTAGGATCCACTTCCCAAACATTCTCACAGTAATGTTCTGTATCTGGATGATTCATCTGGTGCATTGCAATAGCAGCAGGATCATGGTTGATAGCAATATCAACCGAAAGACCCGTTGCCATTTCAATTCCTGTACTCGCTCCGCCACCTCCCGCGAAGTTATCAACTACAATTTCACGAAATAAATCGAGCTGCATACCCGTTTCCCCTTCCTTCCCAAATAGCGTTTTTATTCAAATTCACTTTCCAACCCTATAACTCCATACATTTGGAACTTTATAGAAAAAAACCCTTTACTTTCAATTTAATTATATTAATATATTAAATGAAGGGTGTGATCAATTAATGGAACAACTTAACTTTAGTACTTTAGAACAACCACTATTTCTATTAGCACTTCAATTAATTGCATTTGTGTTAACCATTTGTATCGTATATGGAATCTTATACAAAACTATATTAAAATTAAATATGCCTGATTGGACTGCCCATGCGGTAGCAACGGTATTTTCCCTCGGTAGCGCCTATCAAGCTATTATGAATTTCATTTAAAAACCTTTTTCTTTATTTTCTCTGTTGTTGAGAAATCTATCATTTACCATGCAAGAACGTATCAGGCGACTTAATTGATTGCCTGACGTTTTTGCGGTTATTTATTTTCAAATAACGATTTTATTATTTATCAAAATTTTCATGCCTACGTTAAACTCTTGTAAACATTGCTGTTATTCTCTCCGTTTTTTCGGAAATCGTTATATACTACATTTGAGATAAGTGATTGCATCCACTTATTATCAAAACCCTATCTCTGTACGCGAGATCCTTTATGGAGTGCCAGGAAAAATCCTGGCCTTTTTTTGTACAATAAGGATTTTATTATAAAACTGCACCTATCTAAAAAACATACATACAATATCTTGGGTATCCTTTTTCAATATTAGTTTTGGTCAGAGAGCACTTATATGCGGTGCTCTTTTTACCTCCGCTTGTTACAAAATAAAATTCAGATTACTTCTCCCCGCATAACATTTCCAATTCCGTTTATACTATAGCTGTAACTTTAAGTTACATATCTGTACCTGTAGGGCCTAGTTTCTTTTGTACAACAAGTGGTTAGCTAGTTAAGCTGACCACTTGTTGTGTCAAATAATACTTTCATTAAAAAATCATTCATATTTCACTTTACGAATAATCTTTTTTATATCGTACATACTATCTGCAAGCCGATTTCCCACGGCTGTACTCTTTCAAAACGGAGCTCTCTCCTCCGTACCACTTGAGAACAGGTGGGTAACTTAATTAGTTGCCTGCCGTTTTTTACGTATAATTGTAAAACTTCTTGTCTATACTTTTTAGAGAAAACATCTTATGCCATTTGGAGCGACCTCCAGCACATGATATTTGTACGGCCGTTCCTATAAAAGGAGCGGTCTTATTTTATCTTTGCTTGCCCCTTTTCTATTCAAATAACGCTTTTGTTAAACTTCTTTTAAATCCGTGTACTTAGCAATGTGTCCACATTTGTTGTCCCATTTATGCACTGCGTAATGTTCGCCATCTTCGCAAAAACTTTCCATTTTCGGTTCAGTCATCTCTTCTCCACAAGTTGGACAATTCTACTCAACGGTTACAGTTTTTGTTCCATGTAACCAACCATCTACATCTCTATTTGGCACTACAATTGTTTTAGTTCCCATTCTCTCCATCTCCCTTTTCTACAAAATTCAAATTTGGTCTTTATCAAAAACTTCAATATCATGTAAAACCTACGTAAAGATTGCTGTGATTCAGCCTACCTACCCAATAAACGTTATATAATGAACTTGCAAATACCCAGTTTGCAAAATACGTCCTTTCCATGCGACTTATGCTTGAGTGCTAGGAGAAATCCTAGCCTTTTTTATATCTTCAGACTAAAATCTCCTTAGGTACTATTGGGACCTTCCCTTTAAACCGATACCCCATTCTTTCCATCTTCCCTCGAACGCCCAGTGCACTTTTCCCTAACCTTTCCGCAATTACATCTATGCTATAACCGCGATCATATAAATCTACAATTTGTTTTACTTCTTGCTGTGTATATTTTGTATGGTTACCTATTCGTACAGGTCTAGCTTTAATTTTCAGTTCCATTAATCTACGTTTCACAGAACCCTCGGTACGTTGCAAACGTGCTGCGATTTCCGGGTAAGTATAGCGGTATGCGTTTACTAAGCTTTTAAGCAACAAATCATCGTTTCCACTCCATGGTTTCCCGCGTTTCTTTTTGGCCACTAGATCTGCATTACGTTTCTCTGTCATCCAGCCGGGTTCAGGACCAAAAATACCTGGTTCAATTCTAGAAAAATCCACCACATGTTTATGTGTTTTTAGCCACTTCCATAGATCACGATAATATACAACTTTTATTTTCTGCTCTGATGAGAATAATTTGAGCTTTATCGGAAAACCAAAGCGCTTGCTCCAGCCTTTTATACAGTTATAATCGACACCAATAACCTCAGAAAGTTGTAAAATAGTAATACCCTCAAAATGTAATCGGGCATCCCCTAAACCTATACGTTGCGCTTTTAATTTAACAGCATCCACTGAACGTCCAAACTTCTTTGCCATATGCTTGATGCTATAAATTCCCCAATACTGTTCCAAATACGCTATTTCTTCTTTCTTCCATAACGTATATCTAGCCACCATTTCGCCTCCTTTTTAGTACCCGGATGCCTGACGATTGTGATTGATTTTATTTTTTTCGATATAAGCGTTGTATATCTCAATAGCAGAAAATCCAAGTGCCGCTCCTAAGTACGCTAAGTCATTCATCAAAGTCATATAGTCCGCTGCAGTCCACAATTTGTTTTCATATAAATCGTTAAATACATCGATAATTTCCACTTTGGAGTGACCTTTATTTGTACGTACTACAAAAGCATCGATATATTTGTTCCATTCACGTTCTAATCCAATCGATAATGCAAAGCGGAGCACATCTACAAATTCCTCTAGCAACGGATTGTAGTACTCCTTATTCTCCTCCATCATTTGACCCTCATTACGTACAGCTTTCGTAATCGGTTTGTTATTTTCGCTCCAGTACTTATGACCGCGCCATACATGAAGTAACTCGCTTAATTCATCACGAAATGATAACTTCTTTTCCTGAAATAGCGGCACATTTTGCAAACCTTGTTTTTCTACAATCTTGTTATCAAGCTCTTTTTGAAGCTGGAATAAATGAATGATGTTCATTGTTTTGCACGCTCCCCTTTTTTAAACAAATTTATAAAACTTCTAACCATCCTTTCTACACTGGCACCAGTTAAAGAATTAACAAAGGGCGCGGTTTCCGCGAATTTTAAAGAGTCCTTTTCTGGTATTCCTGCACACATCAACTTTTCTTTTACAGCTTCAATGATTTCTAATCTTTTTTCGTCCTTATTATTGAACTGAGCCTTTACAGCCTTTACAGCCTCATCTTTATAGCAATTATGCTCTTCCATGTAGTAATACACTTCTCTCCAGAACTCGTTGTCTTTCACTACAGACATCTCAACCGCTCCCTTCTTATCTAGCAATCACAAAGCTAACAATGACCGCTACCACCATATAAGAAACAACTACTGCTAAAAACTTTTTACGTAAATTTTTAATCTGTTCCCGTAATTCGTTATTTTCTTTTAATACACGTTTTGCATAATTGTCTTTCACTTTCACCTGAGACTTGTATAAATCCACTTCCAACTGCAAATCTCGATTTTCTTGCATTACATCCTTTAAATGTTGCTCCGAATCGTTCAAGAACACTACCGCCTTTCGTGGTTCACCTTTTGCTACTTTCCTTTTTTGCTTAACCATTTCACGCTTTAATCTTTCCATCTTCCGATCGCTTTTTCGATTTTCGTACCCCTTTCCCAGTTGTCTACTACCCACGTTTACACACCCTTGCTTGTAGTATTATTTTCTTAAATGCTCCAAAAATAGCTGATTGAAATTCTCGTTTTCTAGTTCTTCCAATCGTTTCTGTACACGTTCTAAACGCACAGGCCCCAAACCTAGTACTTCTTTTACCGCTCGTAATGCTAATGTTCGGCCATCTTTATACGATAAAAGGGATACTTGCTGCACTTCACCTCTATGGAAGCTTTGACGTTCCCTTGTCTTCTTACTCTCTCGTTCGCTGGCCCGGCGTTGTTGACGATTCAAGGCGTTCATCTTCTTCCCTCCATTTTTTAAAGCAACTGTTGAATAATAATTCCGCGTATGGATCCTGCGGTACTGGATCTACTACTCCAGTCTTTTTATCTTTTCTTAATGAACTTACTACCCAAACCATGTTGTACGGTTCTCCAACAATGCTACCTACAATTCTCGCTGGCTTTACACGTGGTAATGCCGTTGCATGACGCTTTGAAAACATGGATTTACGTGGTCCCTCTCCTCTTCCCACATGCTATTCCTCCCTTTGTTTAAGCCAGGACTCAACGCTCATTTTCTCGCCCCATCGATACCCTATGCTTCCTTCCGCTTCAATCGGAACTGGAAATCCTGGTACTGGAGGTTGCTCCATAACTTGTTTAATTTGTTTTTCTACTGCAGCTACAATTTCCGGATCATCATCTATTTCAAAAATGATTTCATCGTGAATTTGTGCAATCATATCAGCACTACCATGAGCAAGTACGCCCTCTTGTTTACCGATAGATTCATAAATTTCATTTTGTACTTTCTTCATAATGTCAGCTGCACTACCTTGCACCGGTGTATTCGCTGCTTGCCTCTCAGCTGAGCCACGATCTTTTCTATTCGCACTGTTAATGCCAGGTAGTAATCTCATATATCCATAGATTGTTTGTACATATCCTTGCTCACGTGCTTCTAAAACAATCTTGCGTTGATACTCAGGTATGCGTTTATAAGCTGATTTAACTGCATTTACAATCTTTGCGCACTCATCTAATGTTTTACGAATTAAGTACTTTGTTTTAAATGTGAACTGAAGAGCATGCTCTGTACCTCCGTATGTGATACCGAAATTCCCTGCCTTTGCGTCGGTACGTTCTTTCTTTACAATTTCCTCTTCAGGCTTTTCAGTCATTACAGACGCGGTTCTACGATGCATATCGCCACCGGTATTAAATAGCTCAATCATTACCTCATCGCCTGATTTCCATGCCATTAAGCGAAGCTCGAAACCTGAGAAGTCAATAAAGAATAATATTTTCCCTGGTTTTGCTACATAGAAATTTCGAATCCCAAACTCATCGTTATCGATGCGCGGTACATTCTGTCCATTCGGATTAAAACTGTTTAAACGTCCTGTTTCCGTGAATGGACTATAACCCGCATGAATTCTTCCACTCATAAAGTTCAAATACTTCTCTCGACCTACAATGTGTGAAGAAAGTAATGTCGTGTATTTTTGTATCTTCTTCAGCTGATCAATAACTTCCAATGCTTGTACTTTATAAGGATGCGGTTCGCGCTTTGCAATACGAATCGCCCCGCGTTCTAATTTATCTAAAGTAGGATCTGTTTCTGGATCAATACTTTCCCAATTTTCAGGTAACGAAATGCTGAGGTACTTTTCCTCGTCGAGATCGTTCAGCTTATTCTCGAGCATAAATGCCATATCGATAAGCGCCTCCTGATCAAGACTCGCACCTGTTTTTCCGTATTTGGTCACCGGTATTTTTAAGTAGTCAAACATTAAACTTTTCACTTCGTTTGTTTTACCTGACTTCCCGGTATTTATATCAATGTTGAATGTTTCTTTTGCAATTTGTTTGATTCGTTCAGCTGCTTGTTCTTGCATAATTTCTGCTTCTTGTTTCTTTTGCGTTGCGAGGTTCGGGTCCCAATTCATTCCCCAATACTCCATTAGGCCGATAACACGCGTAAATGGCATTTCAATCTTATGTAGCCATTCCTCATATCGCGGAATTTGAGATGCAATTTGAGACCAATATTCGTAATGCTGCACCGCATAATCAGCATCTTCAGCTGAGTAGAGTAATCCTTCACCTTTACTTGCATCAATCTCATCAAAGAAATCAACCTTGTATTTCTTTAATAGAGCTGTAAAGTCGTTCATTGTTACACCAAAAATGTGTTTTGTAGCCGGTTTTAACCCCCATCCACTTGTAGGTTTTTTAGGATTGTTAATTTTATGAGGCGCTACGATTTGCAAGCATCGTACCCACATAATTAAAGGGTCTGCTACTTTTCCTAAAATGTATTTACCGTACTTCGCTGCGTATTTCGTTTCAAAAGATAAGTTAACCGCAATCTTTAGTACATTTTCATTTTTGAATAGGTACTCATCAAGTAAATCAAGTACAAGTTTTCTAGCCTCGTCTCTATCCATACTCGATTCAAACACTTGGCCAACTTTATGTGAGATTGGAACAACACGTGACTCGTGTGCAGCTGCTGACAGTGACACCGTACAAATTTCACCTTTCCACGGATCCAGTGGTGTTTTTAAGTATGCTTTTTCTAGGCTCTCACTTCGATTTTCCGCTTCTTTTTCATCAATTACACCTACGGCACACGCTTCTGCTATCTCGTCAAATGCCTTTGTATAATGCGCTCTAATTTCTTCACTTGCTGCAGTCTCCCAGTCAAATCCTGCTATACCTGTTTGTATACAACGCTCAAGGTATTTCTTTAAATCTGAAACTGTAAGAATAGCTTGATAGTCTTTTAATTGCTGCGGTTCCACTTTTGGCCAAATAATATCGAATTCTCCCGGCTTCTTCTTTTTTTCCATCTCTACCGCTAGTTTCGATTCTTTTGCCGGTACCTGCTTCTTACTACTTGCTAATGTTTTTGGTCTCCCAAATAAACTTCCAAGTTTCATAGTTTCACTTCCAGTCATATTTATAGTGCTTGTCCATATAATTAGTAGTACTCATCTTGTATATGATCAAAGAGACCTTTCTTCATGCAATACGCAATGTATGCATTAAAGCGTGGAGTTTTTCGATAACCACCACTTGTTAAAAGGATCATCCTCATTTTCGCTAATTGATTTACGATTGCTTTCGCTTCTTCTTTATCAATGGAAAGCATTGCTTCCACATCACCGAGTCTTAAGTATTTTTGCTGCGCGAATAGTTTGATAAACTCATAAAATTTCATTTCGCCTGTTAACGTATCGATTTTTTTGAGGTCTGCCGTAAACTTCTGATATCTTTCTTCTGTCATTTCTTCTTCTTTTATAGCCAAACGAGCATAGTAATTTAAGCCACAACCCGGGGCATTATATAACGCTTTTAAGTACTCCCCGATGAACTCAACATGTCCTGGCCAAACTTGAATTCTTTCGCCTGATTCATCAACTGAATGTGTAAGAGCTGCAAGTGCAACTGCTAATCTTGCTACTTTATTCCGCTGATCTGAAGGAGAAACAAGTGGTATGTCATTCGCATTTCCATATACTTTTGCAAGGTCTGTCGCAACCTCCAGTACTTTATCAATCGTACCGTCTGTAAATAGCACGTCCTCCGGCTTACGTGACCAAGCATATAAGATGTTATTTTTCAAAGTATCCTTCTGTATAATCGATGGATACGTAGCAAGCGTTTGGTTGTACAACTCAGGATCCACATCGCTTGCTCTCATAAAAACTGCAAAGTCAAATCTTCGTATATCCTCGTTATTGAAAATATCTTTTAAGCTTTCTGCACCTTGAGAATAATCCGCTAGTCGTTTTCCTTTCGGTACGTTACCTGACATAATGGCACGTACACGGCAAGGTGTTTCAGCTGTTACAGCTCGTTTTACTTCTAGCTTTCCATCAGAACGAGCAAGTGTCATTTCACCGTAATCGTCTTTCGTAATACCCGTATCCTCATCGATCCAAATCATTTCTTTATCAGCTAACGGCCACGCACCCCAAACGATGTACCATGCACCTTGTGCACCTGACTGTTCCATCTTGTACGTTAAACCTGTACGTGACGTACTTTCCGCATTTACTCGAGTACCAAGACCTGCATATTTCATTACCTTTTCAATGAGCGCTGACTTACCTGTACCTGTATCACCAACTATTTTTAGTTCCACCCATCCGCGTAACGGATTTAAATCCCACGGTACTTTAAAACGCAGAACACTATGAAGTGTTAGCAATACTGCAAGTAATGTCTCATCACGTTCTACAATGTGAGTTACGTTGTACGTTAAATCGTTACAAATTGCTCCTAGCTTCTGTTCAATCGATTCCGCTGTATAATCTGCCGGCTGAAACGTCGCTAAATCTTCTTTTACTTGCTCATTTAACTCAAAACTTTCAACCACATCCTGAAGCGGTGTCGCACTTTTTACAAGTAGTGTGGACTCCTGATTCTTTGGATGCGGGTATACATAACCAGTTAATTCGTAGTACTTGTTCTCGCTTACGTTTAGTCCATTTACGGCGTACACTTTTCGTAGTACATAATTCCCTTTATGCTGCTCTTGTTTTTCGTCATCCTCTTCAGCCATCGGGATTACAAGTAACTCTTCCACGTTCATGTTCTCTAAAATATCTGTATTGTATTTTGGACAATTCGGAATGCCAGATATTTCTCGTAAAATGCCTTTTATATTATCGTCACCTACACCTGTCATTTGAATAACTTCCCGATCACTGACGCCCAAGTCTTTGTATCCTGTATGCGTATGAATGTCATATAGAGGGCAATGTACCTTCTTACAACTTTCTCTACCCCAGCAATGGTATTCAATGTTTTTCGGGATGATATAAGGCGTATGCTTTTTACCTGCGACCATGACGCGAGTTTTTACAAGCTTTCCAGTAAGGTCCGCATTACCTGTCTCCGCTAAATGGAGTAGCTTTGCATTTTCCTCTTCTTCAGCATTTTTCTTAATGCAGTGACACATATCACCGGCACACGCTACACGTTCATATTCTTTGCTGCCTGGTTTCTTTTCGCCATGTAGTGAACGAATAAACGCACAACCAAATTTGTATGTATTATCACCGCTGTATACCGCGTCAACCACACTTCTCGTATTTGCTACACGTTGTTGCTTACCATACTCATTATCCTCAGAAGTGAACTTAAGTACCCACTCCTCTAGTTCTTTTAACGTTTCTTCTCTCGTGTAGCCAGCGTCTTTGAAGTAACATGCCAGCTGTACTGTTGCTTGGTTTCGGTCACCGTCTTTTTTCCAGCCGCCATTTAAAATATCGACGACACATGCCGGTGGTTTGTCTTTCTTAAATTGGAATTCTTCTTTCGTATACTTACGAGCACTTGTTGCCGCAGCTTGTTCATATTCTTCAGTCTTATTTATTAGTAAATACCCCGTACGAGGTCTGTATTTCATTGCCTTTTTACGTTCTTCTGCCGTATAAGGTAGATCGTCAGCGTGTCTTGGTGCTTTTGCTAAATCTTTAATTTCTTCTAGCGTTAATTTGTTTAGTTCATTTACACTAATCTCTGTTTTAAACAGGCTTGTCTTTTGATGCATACTGTTCGGTAAACGAATCATACGCTTTTCTGTATACACCACAAGGTCTAGTGACGTGAGTCCTAGCCGATGGACTAAGTATCCAGCCATATGTTTGAAGATTTTATGAAGGTCGTTTCTCGGTTCAATACCGAGTGCATCGGAGCTTATTAAGATGTGGAATCCTTTTGATCCAGAAAAGTAAATCCACATATCCGATTCACGAATGTCCATCTCTTTCGTAAAAAATTCCACCAGCTTTATTGCATCCCTTTGGCTGACTGATGGGTCTTCCGCATGGTCAAGGTCAAAATATAGGGGAGCAATAAATGCCTCCCCCTTTACTTTTGTGTCGTTCGCAAATCGTTGAACTGTAGCAAAGCAATTGAAATTGAATGCCTCTCCCGTTTGGAATTGCTTCACTTCAGAAGAAGGGATTCGTTTCCACGGAATGCTTCTACCGTTCTGATTGCTGTACCATGCGTCTACATATTGATACTCACTTGTTTTATCTTTCTTTTTTGCCATTTGTAGACGCCCTCCTTAATTATTCTGAAGCTTTTTCTGTTTCTTCTACGTTAATTCCGTAGTCTTCTGGTTTAAATACACCTACAGGTTTGAAGTCAATTCCGATCCATTGTTGACTCGCATTTGTACGACTCTTACGTTCTGTCGTTACTAAGCGCGTAACTATTTTGTTGACGCCTAATTTAGATGGGACACCAAGAGCTTTAAATTTCCCTGTATATACGCTCATTGCAAAACGACCAAAAATGATTGTATCTGTTGGGCTAAAGCTCATTAAGTAGATACGTGGGAAGTCGTCAGGGCTTAAAGTTGATACCGGAACAACTGACGCCATATAACGAAGCTGAATATCATCTAGTTCATATCGTTCCTCTGCTTGTGGATTTTCAGCTAACCATTGATTGAATACAACTTCCGCATCTTCTTTTGTTTTTTCTGCCACAATCAACTGACCATCTTCAGGAGAATCTTGTTTACCCCATACCGACCAGCGTTGTTCACCGTATCCGATTACTACATCGATGTTGTCACCGTACATTACATTTTCATCATCTTTTTCTACAAAATTACCTTTCTTGTTAACTGTTAACCATTCACCCATACGGACAAAATCCATATCGAGACCGTTATTCGCTTCAACAAACCCCTGCTTTGTTTCTTCTAAAATAGCTGTAATATAATTGCTACCATCGTTTGTTTTTGCTACCGCATTATTTTGTACCACTACTTCGTTTTGGCTTGTCTCTTGTGTCATTATTTTTTCCTCCTGCGCCCCTGTAGGCCATGTTTTTTCCATGCTTTACGTTTTGCCTGGCTTTTCTTCTTTCGATAAGTAACTTGTCTTCTACACTTGGAACGTTTCGCTTCAAGTCGCTGCACTTCTTGTATAAATGGAGGCGCTTCTCTTACTTTTGTCACTACTTCTTTGCTGATACTTTCCGCTATCGTTTTTAAAGCACCCCAAGCTCTACCAAACATCGTCACAACCGCCTTTATAGCCTTTGCTTTCTCACTTTGGTCCACTTACTTCACCTCTTTTGCTGAAGCAATTAGTTCTGTGATTTCATAAAGTGCACCTACATATTCAAACTTTCCCATCGTTATCACCCCTTTCACCAAGGCATATCATTTAAGAAACTAGCCACTGTATCGCGTTCTGTTTTCGGCTTTCTTGGTACTGTTAATCCGATTCTGCTGTATACTTTCCTACGGCTGTGATATTGGTCCTTAAATACTCCAACATTGTAGTCAACGTAATCAAACCAGTAAGCTTCTTTATCTGGATTGTTCCGATCAGGACGCATGATACGTCCAATTTCTTGCTCTACCGATGAACCGCTATTACTTTCCCGTGAGTCACCACGTTTCGGCATGACCATGTGGCCAACTGCTAAATGTTGCATGTCCAGTCCTTCACGCGCTAACTGAGTAGCGAATAAAATATCTACTTCTTTTCGGTCACAAGCTTCTAAAATGTCCTTACGTTGTTGCTTTGTTACTTGCCATTCTTTAATTTCTTTTTCCGAATACTGAGCAACCTTTACTTGCCAACCGTACTTACCTTGCTTTTTATCTACGGCCTGCCCGTTATCGATAAGTTGCTGTGCATGATTTTCATTTTTCGCTTTTCTCCAGGTGTAACGACTAATCCCTCCGTGTACAACGGCTGTTCTAACATCAATACCGAATTTCTTTTGTGCTATTTTTTTAACTAGTTCCTCGAGTACGAAACAGTAGCGAACGGATTCTGTAATAACGATAGCTGGACCTAAACTGGCAGACTCAACAATGTTCTCAGCAACTAACTTCGCTCGCTTTTTATCTGAAATAAGGTGACGTATTAAATCTGTATAATCGAGATCTTCTCCACCTGCATCCACGCTATCAATCTCGTTACGATTACTTGCCGTTTCGTGGTTGAATTCGGTATACACAAATTTCACTGCCGGCTTTATTAGTCTTCCAGCCTCGTACATTCCGTCTCTACTAATCTCGTACACTTTTGGCCCTACACCGTTATACATATAGATTTCCAGTCCGTCTTTTCGAGAAGGTGTTGCGGTAAGTCCAATCATATTTTCAGCTGTTAACTTCCCAGCTGTTTCAATGAACTGTATCGCGGGAAAATGATGGGCTTCATCGACTACTACTGTCCCGATAAAATCATTTAGCGCGTCGATTAAGTGCGGATTTCTCTGCAAGGTTTGCACTGTAGCAACGATTAATTTACCGTCTCCCCAATCATGTACCCCGTCACCGAAAAAGCCGATACGACCGATACCAGGCATTGTAGCCTTAGCTCGCTTTGCGGATTGATACATCAAATCTTTTGTATGTGTAAGCCATAAGGCGGCTTTGCCATTTTCGTAAATATATCGCATGCCCATTACTGTTTTACCTGAACCAGCCGGTGCAACACCTATTCCGTTTTCTTGTATAAGTGCTTGTACCATCGGTGTTTGGTCAGCTTTTAAAACAAAGTTTGTATTCCATTCTCCGAAACTAACATCCCGGCCACATGAAACTTGTGACGTAATAACTTTTTCTGGTTCGTAACCTAAGCTTTTCAACACCTCTTCCAGCTTTGACAAAAAGCCACGAGGCGTAACAATATCACCTCTGTCATATACAAACAATTCAAGTTTTGCCTGTACACCCCAAGTCGGTCTACGCTGTTTTTTTGCCTTTGCATAAGCTGGATTATCAAATGTTAGTGCCTTGGTAATCGCCGCCTTAAGAGGTGTACTAGCACCTCTTATTCGGATGTTGTGTTTTACAAAGATTTGTAGCAAGTGAGCACCCCCGATAGGTCATAAGAAGGTTCGTGATTTGTAAGTCTTGGAAGTGGTGCACAGGGAACCGTCTGATTTTGAAACTCTTCAAGTTTTATATGGTTCACATCTCGTTTTTTCATATGAATAAGCGCTGTAAGTAGCCTGAAGGCATAAGCCTCATCAAGTCCCTTACTATCATTTAAGAAACTGATAAACACTAAACCTAAATTTCTATCAATAATTTGGTCAAAATCTCGTAACCCGAGAATCTGATTCGGTCTCATATAATCTAGTGAAAATCTACGACTCTCTGTACGTTTCATTTCAGCTAATATATTTACTTCAGGTGTTAGTACAATCTCGTCACCCGGACGAGTTGCACCTGCACCATCCGCTATTCTCATACGCCATACATTCGGGATTTCTCTCCAGCTTCTTCTGATTTCTGTCTGAAAATCATCACCACGTTGCTGACGTTCACGTTGTTTATTCCTCATTGCTGTTTGCTTTGGATCCATAGCAACCTCCTACGCTAAAAACTTCAGTAGATTCGCTTGTACATATGCTTTTGCTTTTACAAGATCTGCTGATTCTTTTGCTGTTTCCCAGGCATCTTTTGTTTGATAAATTTTAATATCAATTGAAGCTAATTCCTGTTCTACTTCAGTGAGCTGTTGACGTTCTTCTTTACTGTAGTGCTGACGATACGCATCACGTAATGTATCATTCGTAAGAGCGACTTTTTGATCATTTACATAAGCAAATTGATTACGACCTTCACCTTGGATTTGCATAAATGCTTCAGCTTCTTTTAGTTCTACAGCTGTTTTTAACTTTACTTTTTGTTTAATTAGCTCCGCTTTTCGTCCGTAAGCTTCTTCACGTGCCTTACCTTTTTCAAGAACATCCTGTACTGCAGCATCGATTTGTTGTAAAGATGCTTGTAACTCAAGTGGATCTAATACACGTACATAATCAGTCGGCACTTTCTTCCCTAAAATTTCTGTCGCCGCTGCAAGTAATTTTTCTGTTCCATGCACTTCTTGTAAACTACGAATTTGATTATTTAATTCAGTCATTTATTGAAACCTCCTCAGGATTTGTGCAACGTATCGGTCGAACCAATTTTTCAATTGATACCTTTTCTTTTAAAACCTGATCAATACTGATTTCTACAATTTCTATATCTAAAGCCCACTTTGGTGTGTATCCTACAACCTTTAACTTTAGAGGAGTAAAACCAACTACAATACCGTTCCAATTTGTTTTACAGTCTTTCTCTTTTTTACTGGAAATACATAATTGCACCGGAGTGCCTTCACCTAATTCGTTTTCATCAAATTGCGGTTTAGTTACAATCACGCTCGTAACCCCTCCTTCGCTTCCGCTATTTTTGTTAACGCTATTTCTACCACGTCAGAATTAATAGACTCTGTTTTAGCAATACTCTCGACAATCGTATTAATATCAACCAGTACATCTTCTCCTGTTTCCGTTTGAATTAGAGAAGCAAACTCTTGCATTGCATACGCTCGTTTCTTCTCTGCTTCAATTCGGCTACGATCTAATACTTCTTCACCAGGTTTTGCACTTTGAAGTGGTATACGTTCTAAATCAAAAACACGGGGGGCTTTCACATCGATTAGAAGAACAGAAATCTGTCGTCGCATCTCAGCCTCCGACGCTGATAATCGTGTCAGGCTCCCATCGTTCACAAACACTTTTCCATCAGAACGCTCATAAATACCGAAACCTGTATGATCATGGCCACACAAAACCAAATCCGCCTCTGTTTTTACATCCTGCACTTTTGTGTACCGATCAAAAGGTGGGTCATGATCCAGTAACATACCGTGTGCTACGTGTATTTTTGTTGACTCGTAATCTTCAATAACTTCTGGCGAATAACCATATCCAGCTTTATCGATTCTGTCACTGTATGGCGTAAACGTTAATTGTACGTGGTTACCGTCTTGATGAAACATATGAGCTTGTCCAGGATCATTAATGACTGTAAGTTGCGGAACAATTAGCTCCAGTACTCTAAGGCTTGTCCGTTCATACGTTGCAAGATTGTACCCGTAAATATCATGATTACCAGCTGTTGTATAGATTGGAACTGGACTTTCTTTTAGTACCTTTGCAAACTCTAGTAACACGCTTGTGGTAACCTCAGGTCTATCAAACGTATCCCCAGGTTCAATAATTGCTGTCACACCTTTGTATTTAGCTAGTGCAAAAATCTCACGGAACTTAGCAATTAATGCCTCTTTGTAGTTATCCTTGCGGTTACGAGGATTTGTACCTCGTATATGTGGATCACCGAAATATAGAAACTTCATACCCTCACCTCTGCTTTTTCTTGTTCTATAAGGTACCTTTACTAACTAGTGAAGGTTACTCGTCTCTTTTTCTTTGATAACTTCTTTTGTAACTTCACCTGTTACAAGGTCTATCGATACATCATCGTCATCTGTAACCCCTAAGTCTTTTTGGATTTCTACGCAAACTTCATCATGACGCTTAAAAATTGGTCTTAATAGTTCCTCAGTTCGTTTTAGATACTTTTCACGAATTGGTGCGATCTCAGCTTTATATTCAGCTTGAAGTTGTTTTTTAATAGTTTTCTCCGCTTCGTCTGCAGCTTGTAATTCTTTTAACTGAGCTTCTGTTGCTTTCCCTATAACTTCCTCAGTAATTTTTAAACCTGCAGCATTTGCTAATGCACCTTTTAACGCATTTTTAATTTCGCATTTCCTACACATATCCAAATCTCCCTTTTCTATAAAGCAGTTACTATGCTTTTTCCTTGTTTTTGAGTCACACCAAGTGCTACGTCACCTATCTCAGCTAAATGAGTACTGTGCGTAATTAAAATGATTTGACGTTTAAATTTTGTACTGTATTCCTTCAAGAAGTATGCTACATTTGGCGCATACTCTTGACTCACATGTTTTCCAACTTCGTCTAAAAATAACGGCCCTCTTACACCACTAATCTCACCTACGGCCAATCTGAGCGCTAAACTCACTACGTCCGCCACACCACCGCCGCGATCATAATCAGGCGGCTTTAATTGCGTTCTTACATCTTCAGACTGTAACCAGTATTCCGCTACCGGTTGATTACCTTTTACGGTTATTTCAATTTCAAATCTGTAATCTTTATCGAATACGACTGTAAGAGCTGACGTAACAATTTCTTCAATACGACGTTTTGCTTGCTGCCTTGCATAATCACTTGTTTTTTGAAGAAGGATCTGTACTAAATCAAATTCACCGAGTTGCGCTTCAGCTTTTGCTTTCCTTGCCTCGGCACCTTTTTGTTGTCTTACTAATAAGTCTCGTTGACCAATTTTCATTTTTAATTTATCGCTTGCCTGACGGATATCCGCTCTTGCTTTTAGAAGCTCGTACATAAGAACAGCCTCCTTATACCTGCGGGATGAGTCGTTCTACATGCTCCAGGTTTTCTTTTACTGACGAATCCAGCTTACTGATTTCATCCTGAATCGTTTCAGGCGTTACACCATACTGAGCCATTTGTTCAGCGATTTCCGTTAATTGCTTTTCTGCTGATGACTTTTCCGCCTCTGCTTGAATCTTTGCCGTTTCAGCTTTCTTTAAATTCACTTTCGCGATTTCAATACGTTGTTTTAATTCCATTACTCATTTCCTCCTTCAATTTGTTTTGATAGTAAGTTTTGTAGCTCTGATTCAACGAATCTCTTTTGATCTTTTAAACAGGCCAACACAGTCGGTCGGATAGCAAAATCAATGTGCTTTTCCCCTACACTTTCTAATGCACTTACCGGTAAATTCTCATTAAATTTTTTATGAGATATCGAAACCTTTAGTACATTAGACGTATCTTCAAAAGCTTCAATAATCTCATTGATTTCCATTAACGAATTATTCAGCCTCTCAGCTGTTTGTAAAAAGTCACTAACTTTATCTGTATCAATCACCACGAATCACCCCTCAATGAGAATGTTCAAAAGACATCGGCGATTCGCATAGCGGACAAACTCCACCAGCCTCGTTCCATGTCTCTTCCAATTCCTTTGTGTAATTTTCAATGTGCTTTTTATATAGTTCCAATGTGCTCGTACTATGACGAACCTTTTGATTCCAGATCATGTAGTTCCGTAATAATTCGTTTAACTCCACTAAACGAGATACGTTCTTCTCAGCTTCTGTTACCTTTATTTCCGCTTCTTCAGGGACACGTAAATGTTCCACACGACTCGTAATATTCATATATTGTTTGTGCGTAGTTTCAAATCTGTGAAGCAACATATGCATCTGATTTAAACGTTCCATACTTGTTTCACATTCTTGCAGTTGATCTGACGTGCCACTAGGTACAGATAATCTGTTTACATCCATGCTTGTTTTTTCATAGCGTTGTTTAACCACACTATGCTGTACAAATAGCTTATTTAATTCGTCCGTTTTCTTTACTTCCTCTTCAATCACAACTACATCAATGTTTTCAACTACAGTTAACCTCCCTAGCTGTAATTGAACATTTTGTAATGCTTGACTATACTTTTTATAGTTTTGTGATAAGATAGAAAGCAAAGAATATCTTTCTTCAAATTTAGTAGAATCTTGTAACAAGTTACTTACTTCTACTAATCCATCAAATTGTTTTAATGTTTCAGTCAGTGTCTTCTTGGCGGTGGACAGTGACTCGTATCTTTTTTGTAAGTCCAGTAGTGTTTGCAGACGCTGCTGGTCTTTTTCTGTTTGCTCCAGTATTTGAATAAGAACTGGTACATCCTCAAGTCGCTTCTCTATTTCCCAAGCTGCTATGTACTCTTGTTTACGACTTGTGTACATGTGAGATATTTCTTTTAATGCCTCTTTCTTTTTATGCAATTCCTCTACATGCTCCATCAAACTTTCAGCTGTTTTTAACTGCTGTACTTTATCCTCCACGTCCAAGTACTCAAGTAAATTACCTGCTAATCTCTCAATTTCTTTTTCAGCTAGTAACCTCTCTTGCCTTGCTGCGTACGTATCTTTTGAAACACTTTTTACCGCGAGATCCACAGCTTCTGTCCCTGCTAACTTCCCTAGCACTTTCGCACCCGATGATGGTGTCTCACTTATTAAGAACGGAGCCTCGAGCTGAAATGCAAAGTTTAAAGCAGTAACAAAATCCCCAAATGTTTGCTTTGTGATACCGAGTAATTGTTTTATTTCTTCCGGTACCTCTGACTTCTCAAATACACTTCCTGCATCGTCTGGATCCGTTTGGATTCTGTAAGATGTTTTCCCCTTCCTACGGTGCTTTGAAATAATAATGCCGTTATCTAAGTGAATCGCAACCGCCGCATGCCCTACAGATTCATTTACGAAAGCCTCACCTTGAGGTTCATTAAATGCTACCCAGCGAATCGCTCTTATGATTGCAGTTTTCCCGCTATCAGATGGCCCAGTAATTACATTCAGTCCGTTTCCTAAATTGAAATGGCTATTTGTATGTGACTGGAAACCTTCTACGAAAATCTCATTAATGATGGCCAACACGTCCACTCCTTTCTGTTAGCTTTAACATGGTGTTTACCGCTTGTTCTTCTGATCCACTCTTGAAATAATTTTTACTTTCGCAACATACAGCTTTTACGTCCTTTGCTTTTACTAATCGAGTCGCATAAGTTACGTACCGTTGCATGTGTATCACCTCCTTTCAATGATTTAACTTGCTTTTACTTTCGCTTTCTTTTTTCGTGTAACAGTTACTTTGACACCTAGATATTTTTCGTATACTTCTTGAAACAGAACTTCTTTTTTCTCTGTCCCGTAATACTCATTACGAATGTATAAGCTGGATTTCTTTTTCCCCACGCTCATCACCCCCTACAGTTTTATCTATGTAATGAGGATATTGTTCTAAAAATTTTTCTTCCGGTGGAAAACCCATTTCAAATGATTGTCTCACCACCTTCTTACTGGCGTTTTGCAAGTAAGAAGGTAAATAAAAATGTTCCATAGGGAACCCAAGTACAATTGCGATTTGCAAGGCTAATTTTCCTCCTGGATCGCGTCTACCAGTCTCTAAATCTGCAATGTGCCCAGGAGTCACACCAACCTTATCTGCTAGAGCCGCCTGTGACATACGCTTCTTCCCACGTAAATCCGCTAACCAAGTCCTTTTCATATGTCCACCTCCAGACAACCTTTAATGATTTTTATTATACTGGCGTTTTGCAAGTAAGTAAAGCGGTATTTTTATTTTTTGTAAACCTTCACCTACTTTCACTTGCAATATGCGTGTATTTACCATTGTCTAATTGTCCAGTAAAGTGTTATCTTATAAGTAACCAAAACACATAAAATAAAAAACGTTTTATATATTTTTACGAAATTTATAAAAAATAAAACCAAGAGAAAATATAAAAAAGAATTTAACGGGGGTAAAAAGTATGAATATAGGAGCTCAATTAAAATTCTTACGAAATAGACGGGGCTGGACAATGCAAGAAGTCGCAGATCGTATTGGTAAAAAGGATTCTACGTATAGCGGATATGAGACAAATAAAAGAAAACCAAATGCCGAAGTTCTAGTGCAATTAGCAGACATATTTGATACTACTACGGACTTTATTTTAGGAAGAACAGAAAATCCTAACGGCCTTAACTTTAATGTGAAAGATTTCTTAGATAAAGGGAGACTTCATTCTGACGGAGTAGAAATTACGGATGAACAAGCAGAACTTGTAAATGTTTTATTAAGACAAGTACTACAAAGAAAGCAGCAATAAATAAAAAAGGATTAGCCAGATGCTATTCCTTTTTTTGTTGCAATATAGCTGTAATCTGCTTATACTGTTCCGGTGTAATCTGTCCTTGCTTATACAGCTCCTCCATCAGATAATTCATATCACAACTTACTTTTTCAGCTCCGAATAATTCCCCAATTAATCGTTTTGTTTCTTGTTTTACTGTCTCTTTTTTCAC